TTACTCTTCGATTTCAGAAAGCGAGTGGAATACCTTGTGGGTAAAGTTGCTGATGGTCTCAATGGGGGCATAAGTTATGTAGCGCATGCTTCGTCTGAGGCTCTTGCGCATGGTGCCTCCTGTTGTACGTACAAAGCCAGTGGCAGTCTGTTCGAACTCGATGTCTTTTGCCTCCTGCGTGTTGTAATAGAGGGAGCGTAGGGTGAGTTTGTAGGCGCCTTTTTCCACTCTGCGTACAAAGGGAATCTCGTCTTTTTCGAAGTCGAAGAAGGTGATGAGCACACTGCCCTCCAGTTGAGCCATGCGCTGGATGTGGAGTTTGCTTAGCCAGGATTCTAACTTGATGAAGTCAACCTTGTCGCCTCTTGTTCTGAGGTATTGTCCCAACTGGATAATACCTCTTATACTGATTCCATTGGCGAGAATTCCGTTGATGTTGCTTACCAGTAAGCGCAACAGATAGAGCGTCTCAATGGAGGTGTCGATGGAGTGGCGCTCCTCTTTTTGAATCTTGATGAGTCGTCTGTTCAGGAAACTATTGTTCATCAATACAGCTCCGGCAGGAACGGCATTGAGATTCTTCATCATCTGGGCTATCTTCTTTTTTTGAAGACAGTCATAGGCTCCAGTTCTTCTTTGGCTCCGAAGTTGTCGGAACGTAACTGGGCGAAAAGGTTGCGCTGCAAAAAGTCCATTATATACTTTAATTATTTATAAGTTACTGATAATCAGTTAACTTTGATTTATCTTATTAGTAACGAGTAACAAAATAGCAACTTTGAAATGTTAATCTTTGCAAACCAGTTTGCTATGCTTGGCACAAAGATATAAATTATACTTTGTTCACAATCAATCCGCAAAAAGACTTTAACTTAGATTAACACTAATACCTATTATACATCCATTGTATAGCCACTAATACCTATTTTCGATTTCTCTTACATTCAACACTTTTTTGCATTTTGTAGTTTCAGAAATTGCTTCTATCTTTGCATCGTCAATGTTACGGTTGACAGACTAAAGCAGTCCTCCTTTCAAGGCTTTTTTTTATTAAGCCTACAAGATATGAACCTCTGAGTCGTTGTCCGTAACCAACACTCGGGGGTTCTTTTTTATATCCCTGAGTTTAATGACAAGACAAGATGGAAGACTATGGGCTAAAAACCTTCCGATTCATCAAGTCTATAAATTGCAAGGAAGACCGCACGGCAAATCGTAGGAACTGATAGCAGAAGACGAGCGGAGGGGAATCTACTCCTTATGCTGCTTAGGTTAACTGATGTAGAATTATCAAGTGACCAGATGATGGGGGATGAAGGGGCTTATCCATGCCAGATTCTTAGGTTTTCTGATTCGCTCACATACGTGTGCGATAAGGGGAACCCAGAATCCAAAGGAATCAAAAACTATCCATTTTTTTATCCAATAAAAATTGGATAAATTAAGTAATTAGTAAGAAAATATCGAACTAAAAATTATATATTATGGCAGTTGTAAATATAGATCTATCTGAGTACGATGCAATACGTAAACGTAACTCGGAGTTGGAGGAGCAAGTGAAGAAACTTAAAAAGTTGAACGAATCCTTGAAAGGAGGTTCAAAGGTTATTCTTCGCAAAGAGACAGTTTTAGAACACGAGACTGATGTTCCTGGTTATGGCCCGGCTGGGTTGCCAACTTACAAACGCAGAGTGAGTAGAGATGTTATAGAATCTTCTGAGTCCTATGTTAACTTCGAGGATGTCCGCTTTAAAGTCGAACAGACTATGCAAGATGAGATTAATCGTAGCATCCATAATAGAGACTGCGAAAGACAATCTTATGCTGATGCAAAAAGTAAACTCGATAATGAGTATAACTTGAAGAAAGCTGACCTCGAAAAGGAGTACAAAGATAAGACAGAGGACTTAGAAAGGAAAAATCATCGCAAGGAGTGTGATTTTGAATCTGAAAAACTGCGCATTTTAAATCTGCTCCCTAAAATCAACAAACTGGCAACAGAGTTGCATGATGATTTAGTTAAGCGATTCTTTATGCCAAAACGTGCTATTGAGTTGACGGATACTATCATGGATATAACGACAAAGTAGGCTTATGAAGATAGAAGTTCATAAGTTGTCGCTCATAGTGAATCTTTCCAATTTGGAAATAACTGGAAAGAAATGGAAATAAAATAGGGAGTGCTCACGCATTCCCTATCTCCTTAATAACAACCTTTATTACCTATAAACCAAAAACTATACTTATAACACTAACCTTCTTCCTCTGACATCTGTCTCAACTTCTCGGTGAGAGCATTGTGAACCTCACGCTTATCGTCAAGAGTGACATTCTGTAACTTAGGACAGTTGAACTCCAATATCTTGATGAATGATGTGACTTTATCCTTCGGTTCACATTTACCCCAAGCAACCAGGAAGTCATCCCATGCCTCTCGTGTAAAATCAGCACACAATTCACGAAACTCCTTTGTGATAGGAGACTCGTAGCCTTTCTGTTTTCCTCCAGTCTTTGTTCGACCTTTCTCGAACTGACCTTTAGTATTTCTGTCTGCTGCCATTTTTTCTAAACTATTTGACTGCAAAGATAGCTATATCCTGATATGAGCAAACCTTATCCATTAACTTTGTGGAAATGCAGACACCTTAATTAATAGATAAGATTACTATTAAATAAGGTGTGATTATCTTTGTATCATTATTAATAATTTATAATTTCATATATGATAGGCGCATTAATAGGTGCTGGGCTTGGACTTGCAAGCAGTATCGCTGGCGGTATAGCTAACCGCAAGGCGAGACGTAAGCAGGAACAGATGTTGGCCCAGCAACAGAGAGAAAATCAGGCATGGTATGACAGGAGATATAATGAGGACCCTACCAAACGTGCCGATACAGTCAGATTGCTCACTCAGATGCAGGAGCAAATCAAGAACAGAAACAGAGCAGCTAAGGGCAGACAAGCCGTAATGGGCGGTACAGAAGACTCCACTACTGCGGTAAAGGAGGCGAACAACAAGACTCTTGCTGACACAACCTCACAGATTGTAGCTGCAAACGAAGCTCGTAAGGATGCTATCGAGCAGCAGTATCAGCAGAATAAGCGTTCCATTCAGGGTCAACAGATGCAGATGGAGGCAGAGAAGTCGGCTGATACAGCCAATGCCGTAGCAGGAGTGGCTGGTACTGCCGCTAATATCGCTGCAACACTTGATGCTGGTACGGGTGGATCAAAGAAGGCTCAGAATATGAATGCGACTCAGCAGTTGAATGGCATTGCGAAGAATCCTGACGATGTTCTTGGCTTGAAGGCGAAGACTATTGGCCTACCGTCTGAGGACGATCTGAAAAAAATAAAAGCATAGCCTATGAAAGCATCAGATATGTTACGACAAAATAACGGCTTGAAGACTACACAGAGTGTACTCGACAAGCAGCAGAGTGGGGTGGATGCGGCACAGAAGGTGGCACAGCCCCAGGCTCCAGTCTTCACCCAGCAGCAACTTGATGCGGCTGGTAAGAAGATTGACCAGATAAACGCTGCCACTCCCACCGATGGGGCAATGAAGGCTGCCAGGGCTAAGACTATCGCTACACAACAGGCCATCGCCAATGGGGTGGACGTGAATCAGGATGTACCAAGCGATAAGGAAGATAAACCATCTGTCCCTATCGTCAAGAAGGAGGAGCGGAAACCTCAGGTTAAGCAGTTATCTTATGCGGATATGTATAAGATGCTGAATCCTGAGCAGCAGGAGACGGCTGAGCAGAGGGCGAGCCGAGAAAAAAATGAACGTGCCAAGGCTCGTATCGCTGCTACTGCCGATGGTCTTCGTGCGCTCGCCAATATCTTCTTTGCTACCAAGGGTGCCAAGGTGGTACACAATCCTGAGTCGGATATGACTAAGGTGGTGAATAAGCGCAAGGAGTACATGGATGCTCAGAGAGAGAAGAATCGGGCGGCATGGCTGGCTGGTTATCAGAGGGCGATGGCTCTTGATGAGGAAGCTCGAAAGAACGACCTGACTCTTGCGGAGCAGATGAGGTATCACGATATGCAGAACGAAAACAACAAGACGAAGAACGACCAAGGACAGCAGAGAATTGATCAGGGCAACAGAAGGCTCGACTTATCGAAGATGAAGTATCAGTCGGATGCAGACTACAAGAAGGCAGTCTTGGCTATCAGGAAGGCCCTGGCAGATGGGCAGATTTCTCATTGGCAAGCACAGGAGGCTATCCAGCGCATGAATGCTGAGACTGGTCGTGTTCGTGCTAACAAGTCGGGTAGTGGCGGGTCAAGAACTGGTTCCTACTCGGGAGAGGTAGATGAGTACATGGATTTGATGGAGAAAGATCCTGAGGGTATGGCTGAGGCTGCAAGGGAAGTAAAGAAGATGGGCTACTCACCGAAGACTGCGGCTGGAAAGAAGGCTCAGAAGATTGCTTATCAGCGTAAGCACGGAAAGACTAAGATGAGTCATACACCATCAACCAACAAGGGCGGTAAGAAGAAGACTGGCGTAAACTGGTAGTGTTAATTAATAATATACATATATCATGGCAGAAAGACCATTATACACATTATATAAGAATCTGAAAGCGCAGAACTATGATGTTCCTAACGATTACAATAAGTTTGAGAGTGCGCTGACAAGAGACGGAAAGAGCGGTGCGGACAACAGACACGCTATCTACGAGAACTTGAAGGCTCAGAACTTCGATGTTCCTGATACCTATGAGCGGTTCTACACTGCGCTATTCGAGCCTCGTAGCAAGACATCATCAAGGGCGAAGGGCGGTAGTGTACCTATGAGTGCTGCTGACCGTGCTCGTTTCTCGGCTGGAGCAGCAGCTATCTCGGCAAGTGCAAAGCAGATAGCTAACAATGCTGGCAGATACAACCGACTGAAACAACGCAAGCAGAAACAGCAGAAGGATTTCGGTCGTGTGAACTTAGGTACACACCTGACCCCCTTTGGTGGTGATGCTAACGATGTAGTGAAGGATGAGTTCGCTTACAATCCTGAGACTGGCAAGGCTGGCGCATACGTAACATCTGACAACGAGATTGCTTACACACAGAGTGATGCAGAGCAAAGACAGGCTATACTGGATAAGTATGGGGAAGAGTGGAACAAGGCCGTAGATATGGGTATGGTTCCTTCTGAGTTGGATAAGGCAGACCCAGGTTTGTCCGACACGGACGTTGCGATGAGGCAAATGGAGAGAAGACAAGAGTGGCTTGACGAGAATCAGAACAGACGTTCACAGGAATTGAATGAGTCTATGCACTTGCAGGACTCTCCGTTTGTTGCATCTGGTGGTGCGGTTGCGCCATCATCGTTCAATGCGGCCATAGGTAATGAGGCGAACCGCTTGTCTGATGCAGAATATGGTGCTTACAATACCGCCAAGGCCTATAATCAGATGTTGCGTACAACGCTGCTTCAGGAGTTGAAGGAGCAAAAGCAGAGAAACGAAGATGCTGGTTGGTGGAAAGACAAATGGAATGACGTTTCCAATTATTTCGGTGCTATGTTCAATACCATGATTGACCCGAAACTGTATTCTCAGGGTGTTATGGATGCAGCCATAGCAAGCAATCTGCTACAAGTAAAGAAAGGCATGGAAGACGGAACGATCAAGAAAGGTTCCAATGCTGGAGAAGCCGCACAAGTTATGCTCAGTGCCATTCAGCAGCAACAAGGGGAATCTGCCAAACAGCAGCAGTATGGCGCAAAGGCTTATCAGTATGGAGATGTGAGCGGTCGCTCCTTAAAGTTTATGGCAGACTTTGCGTTAAGCGGATGGAGAAATGTTATGACCACTGGCTTTACTAAGGCAGGAGAAAAGGTCGGAGAGAAAATGGCTCTCGGTACTTTAGGCAAATGGTTCACAAAGAATACTGGTCGTGTGCTTGGTGATATGGCTGGTAGTGCAGCATTGGCAGCAACTAACCAACTTGGTTCTACCTATAATAACGTGATAGAGCGTTATGTTGGAATGAACAACGAGAATGGAGGTGTTACTCAAGACAAGGATGGCGATTTGAAGTTCAATGAAGGTGTCAGTCTTGGTAAGGCTATCAAGGATGGCTTTGGCTCAGCTACGATAGAAAACTTCTCGGAAATGTTCGGTGAATATCTGCCTGGTGCGTCAAAGATATTGTCAAAGTTAGGGCTTTCAAAGGTATCTTCCTTCTTTGAAAAGATAGGAAACAACGCTTACTATAAATGGTTGAGCAACGCAACCAATAAATCGGGAATCCAAGGTGTGATGTCTGAGATTGCAGAGGAGGAGTTTGGCACTGCCCTTCATGCAGCATGGGGCGATGGCGATGGAAGTTGGAGTGACTTCAATGTCTTCACAAATCCTGATGCAAGAGAAAAGCAGATTGATACTTGCCTTGGAATGTTCTATTCTGTTGGTTTCATGCAGTCTCCTCGAACTGCCGTAGGTGCTATCAATGCTGTGAAGTATTTCCATATCAAGCTTCAGGTTACTAAAGCAGACAAGTTTGGTCAGATGATGTTCAACGACAAGTGGGATGATATCAAAAGCAAGATTGATGTGACAACAAATGCAGACTTGACTAAAATGGTCTTGGATGCCACTCGTTCAGACTCCATGACTGCCAAGCAGAAAGGTGCGGTCATCAATTATGCTATGTTCCTGAGCAAGCTACGTGGATTCAATCAGGCATCAGACGCCAAAACAAAAGACAAGGTTGAAGAAGGAGAAACCACTCCAACATTATCAAACGACCTTGATGATGCTTATACGGAAGGTCATAATGCTGATGATGCAGACAAGCATAATATTCAGATTCAGCATGAAGACCAGGCGAAAACTCTTGCAGCAGCATTGAATATCTCTGAGCAACAGCTATCTGGCATGAGTGACGAGGAACTGGAATCCCTGACAGGACAGGATGATAAACTTGACCAAGCTATCTATGACTATCAGTTGTCTTCCGCTCGCTATCAGGGTGTGGTTGATGATGCACAAGATAAGGTTGACCTCGCTGCTCATCAAGCAGAACAGAGAGTGAATATGTACACAGACCAAAGTCGTGGCTCCGTCCGTAACGCAACCATCAAAGCATCAGGCGGTGCGGAAGACTATGGTGTGTATATTATCAGTGGTAATATTGCCACTCATGATGATGGCTCCATTGATGTAAGCAACAGCGATGACATGATTCTCTATTTTGACCCGACAACGAATAGTGTAGAACACGCTGATGCGTTGATGTTCGCTGAACTGGGTGAAGAACTTCCTGCTGATGAAGTGAAGGCTCAGGCCGTAGCTGATGCGAAAGAGAATGCTATCAAGGAAGTGGCTGGTATCATTGACGGAACTGTAGATGTTGGCTCCCAGTTTTTAGTTACCGATGCGGATGGAACAGAGCATACCTACGAGGTGCTTGCCGACAATGGTGATGGTACGGCTATGATCACTATTGATGGCAATGTACCTACAGAACTTGTTAAGGGCGAAAATGTACAGATACCATACTCTTTTGAAGACTTGCAGAAGATGAAAGACTTGGAAGACCAAAATAGACTGGAAGCTGCCAAGGCTGAGCGAGAGCAGATGGAGAAGGAGCGTGATGGACAGGAGACTGAGCAGACAGAAGAGAGCCAACCTTCATTTGACTTCAATCAGATTCTCAATGATAATGGTAACGTGGTGCTTGTTGATGTACTCGGCAAGGATGGCAATACTAAATATCCTGGCTCTACATTGTTCCTCATTCGTGATGCTGGTGCTAAAGCAAAGGTAGTAGAGTTGAAGAGTGATGGTACTCTCGTTCCTCATGCAGTGAACAAAGAAGATGTGAGAGCCACACAACCTATGTCGCTCGATGAGTATAAGCAAGCATTTGCCTCCTCAATGATAGAGGACAATAGTGGAGAGAATAGAGGTGAGATAGAGGAGGAAACTCCGACAATAGAGGGCGAGACTGCTGGTCCTGCTGAGGAGAATGCTGCTCCTGAATCTGCCGAGACTACTGCAACCGAACAGACTCCTGTCATTACTCTTGAAGATGGAACTATCGTACCTATGCTGGAGGATGGCAATCCTGACTTCTCGAAGCTGAGTGCTGCACAGACTGCTGAGTTGTATGACACCCAGTTTGATGAGGATGCAGATGGTATCGTGTCTGGATATGTATCTGACGCAAAGAAGGCACTCGACAAGGCCAACAATATGACCGTGAAGGGTAAGACTTTTGTGGAACAGAAGGCTGCCAAGGCTGCCAAGGAAAAGGCTATTGCTGACGCTCAGGCGGCTTATGACTCTGCTGTCGCTATCCGTGATGCTTATAATGAGCGACAACTTGCTAAGGAGGAGAATACTCCTGAGGGCAGAAAGAGTCTTATTGAGAAGGCAAAAAGAAAGTATACTCGATTGAAGAACAGCGAAGAATGGAGTGAGCGGCCTGGTGACTTGTGGAATGAGACGGTCGGCAAGTTGCTACATCGTCTGTATGATGCTACAGGAATTGATGTGTTCAATGATACTCCTAATACTGTCTACGAATATGTTGCTGAAAATGTCGGTCCGTATAGCCTGAATTATGAAGGAAATGATAATTCAAAGGGAGTACAGCAAGAGACAGGTTTGTCTCGTTCTGACTTTGCCAAGTTGGGATGGCTTGCTGCCGAAGGTAAGGGTATGACTATTGACGCAAAAGTACACAGACTTTGGGAGAACAGACCTTCCAACTTGGAGAGTGCGGACACGCAGGAGATAAGAAATGCCTTGATCAGTCTTATCACAAGCGGTCAGACTGCATTCCAAGCGAGAGATTATATCCTGAATCAGCGTATCGAACTTGCAGAGAGTGCGCTGGAGGAGCAACTGAGACAGGAAGAAGATGCGGCTGAAGCACAGAAGGCTAAAGAGGAGGAAGAAAAGAAAAAGGCTGAGGAAGAGAAGACGAATGAGAACAGAAATGCTCCTGAACTTTCCCATGAACAGCAGAAGGCTAAGGAAGAGGGCGAGAAATTAGGTTTCCCTGCTGTTGACAAGGAAGGCGAACCTATCAATCAGAATGTCATAGAACTTGCTAACTGGGCAAAGGAACAAGGCTTAGAGATAGACCCTACATCTAAGTTGAATAGCTACGCTGATTTGTACGTGATGTGTAAGGGTGGCTTCGGTGTCAGTATGTTGGTTCCTGATGTTGGCGAGGATATTAATCAGGTATTCTATTTCCCCGACAATGTGCAAGGTGAGCAATTAGCTAAACTGCAAGAGGAATTTAATGTAGGTCGTGACCTTAAACACTCTGCTGATATGAATAGCGAACTAACAGAAGGTGCTATGTTCTATGATGGAGATACAGCGAGAGAGTTTAAGGAGTTTGTAGACAAGAAGGTAGAGATGCAGAATAAGGTGTTCGGTGAACAGAGACCTGAGGAAGACCTACCTTTCTCTACTAAGGATAACGGCCAACAACAGACAACATCTGAGCGTGCTGCTGACGTAGAGAAGAACAAGGTGGATGATATGAAGGTCGTTGACAACATCGTGGGGCAGAAGACTCGCAAGACCTTAGAGAAGTTAGCAAAAATGATGGGTGCTAATGTTCAATGGCAGTACTCAGATAAGAATGCAAACGGATGGTTTGATGATAAGACCAATACAATATATCTTACATTGGATTCTTCCATTACAGAAGGTGTTCAGTTCATTTTCGGTCACGAAATGACTCACGAAATGAGAACAAAGAATCCTGCTGCTTACGATGAGTTGAAGACCCTTGTGAAGGATATGATGGGAGAGGATGCTTTCAATAGTGAGACCGATAGAATAACCTCTTTGTACAATGAAAATAACGTATTCTACAATGGCGGTAGAACTGCCTATGAGGAAGAGGTAGTTGCAGACCAGTTGGGTAAGTGGATAAGAGACGCAAACTATGCCCACACACTCTTGCTCAAAATGTCTCATCCTTTACTTGCGAAATTGCATGAGATTGTAAACAGATTCTTGATGGCTCTTCATGGAATAGAGATTTCTGATGATATGAATCTGATTCTTCGCTCTATAGAACAAGCCTATGTGAAGACAGCCAAAGGTGAGGTGACAAACTCCGAGACTGGTGAAGACGTTTCATTCTCTCTTCGTCAAAAGCCTGAGCCTAAGAAGAAGGGTGTCGGCTACAAGGTGTTCGTATTGAAGGATGGCAAACTCTATCCACCAATGGTAGCGAACTCTGATGGTGCTGCTACTCCAGTAGGTGTATGGCTCGATGCTGATGCAGCTCCTATTGCAGGAGAAAGCAAGACTGGCAGACCTCAGGTAAAGCAGGGCGGTAAGGGAACACAAGGCGGTAGCGGTAAGTTAGCCTATAGACCAGGCTGGCACCTGGGAGTAGTGCCTTACGCTATCCAGTTTAACCGCAAGGATGCTGAGGGCAACAAGACACTCTTCCCTAAGAACTTCGTTTTCGCTGAGGTGGAGTATGCTGCCGATGTAGATTATCAGGAGGAAGCTCGCCAAGAGGGTATCAATCCATCTGGCAAGTATCAGCACTCATTGGCTGGCTTGAAACATCTGCCTACTGATGGCTATTATATGTATCGTACCAACCCGAACCCCGAGACAGACCCTTGGGTGATTACTGGTGCGATGAAGGTGAACCGTATCTTGACCAGAGCAGAGCAAGCGAAACTTGTGAAGAATGCTGGTCGTGAACCTCAGCAGATTCAGGAGGGTGATATTGTTACTGATGATGTTGTGAACAGCATCAATCAGGAGATAGCCGATGCTCCTAAGTTCTCGTTGAAGGTCTATCATGGTAGCGGTGCTGACTTCACAGAGTTTGACTTCGACCACATGGGCGAGGGTGCTGGCTCCCAAGCGTTTGGCTGGGGTGGTTATGTAACATCTTCTGAGAAGATTGGAAAGAGTTATGCAAAAATAACTCAACAGAAGCCTACTTACATTTATAATGGTAAGGAAATGTCAGAAGATGATTTTCAAGAAGAAATCTTGCCTAAGATAGGTAGTCAAAATGAGAACATGTTTATGGATTTCTTATATAATCTTGAAAAATATGGTGTATCAAAAGCTAAAAACATATTGAGAAAAGGCGATTACGGTTATTATAAAAATCTTCTTAAAGGTACATCTGGTGACACAAGTACATATTATGAGGGAAGAGTTAAAGCGGCAGAAGTTTTGCTTGCCCTCCATAATATACGCATCAAGAAACAAAAGACAAACCTCTATGAGGTGGATATTCCTGAGGATAATGGTAGCAACTATTTGGAGTGGGAAGGAAAGATACCTGATTCGCTGGACGTAGAGAGGTTAGCACAAAGTACATTTAATGAAAGTGCATCCGATATGTATAAGGGCGCATCTAACAATTATCTGGATAAGGTTAAGGAAGATATTAAGGCTAAGCTAAATAGATGCGATACAGTTAAGGACTTATATGACGTATTGAGGTTTTACACGAATAGTGCTGCTGCAAGTAAGATGCTTTCAGACTTAGGTTTTGTCGGCATTAAATATCCTGCTGGAACCATTTTGGGTGGTGCAGAGGAAGGAGATACCAACTACGTTATCTTCAAGCCTGAGGATATGAAAATCACAGAGCACACCAAGTTCTCTCTTCGTTTGAAGTCTGCTATTGAAGAAACAGAAACCAATCCGTCTGACGCACAGAAAGAGAGTGGCAACTACAAGAAGGGACACATCAAGTTCGGTGGCTACGATTACACTATAGAGAATCCAAAGGGTTCAACTCGCTCAGGCAAGGATGCTAATGGCAAAGAGTGGAAAGTAACCATGCACGATACTTATGGCTATATTCGTGGAAAGTTTGGCAAGGATGGCGATCATCTGGATATGTTCATCAATGACAAGGCAGACCTTGATAATTGGAATGGTGATGTGTTTGTCGTTGACCAAGTGAATCCTGATGGCTCATTTGACGAGCACAAGGTGATGTACGGATATGACTCTATGGATGATGCAGAAAAGGCTTATCTCGCCAACTATAGCACGGGATGGAAAGGTCTTGGCAATATTACTGGAGCAAGTAAGGCTGAGTTCGACAAGTGGCTTGATACGAGCAATCGTAAGATAAAGCCATTTGCAGACTACGCAAAGATAAAGTTCTCTCAGGCACAGTCTGTTGATAACGAGGAGCCAAAGACTTTTGAGGAGTTCCTGAATCATCTTTCTTTGAAGTTCTCTATCAAGAATGAGGAACAGAGAAAGGCGGCCGAGGATGCTTATGAATATGCTGCTAAACTCCGTCCTAACAAGTATGCTCAGTATGCCATTGTGGATATGGGCATGCCTTCAAAAGTACCAGAGTATTATGAGAAGAAGGTTTTGGCAGACAACTGGAGACGATTCTATAACAGGGCAGTTCACAATGAATTGAATGATGTGCGCAAGAAGGCTTGGGGTAATTACAAACTCTTTGACCTTGATCGTCCGTTTGCTGACCAAGTGAATGAAGTAAAGGGCTATGTACCTGACGAGTTCGATGCTCCTGATGCAGCGACAAACAAAGATAATATCAAAGGTTTAGACAGACAGATGAGTTCTGTGGCAGAAACTCGTTACTCGTTGAAGGATATAAAGCCAGTAGGTGTTGGTGCTTTTGGAAACATATACAATCAGTTCCGTGGTAAATCTAAAGCAGCTATAGAGTTCTTGAAAAAACTTGGTAGCGGTGAGGCAACTGCTGCTTTACATCATCATACTATTGGTGATATATCTTTGGTATGGGGAGATAAAAAGGCTGGTCTTGATAAGATTCTAAGAAAGCATCCTGAAGTTGTTGATAATTTGCAGTCTATCATAGATAGTATGGAGGTTGTTCAAGAAAGCGACAATCGTGTCAAGTTGGAATCGCCTACACACTTTGCTGTAGTAAGTAAGGAGTATAAGGGCGAACCAAGAGAACAATGGTTATTGACTGCATACGAAAAAAGAGAATCCTTGGAAAATGACAAGAGTATGGACACTGCCACTTCTTCGTTGGGAGGTGACACAGCTCTCTCCCAATCCAAGGGTTCTGCTGCAAAGATAGACAATTCTTCTGAAACTGCCAAGGAAAATGGCGAAAAGTTTTCATTGAAGGATGAGAAGACTCTTGCAGGAGTTCATAACATTACAGAGGAGAAGCTGAGAAAGGCTTTGAAACTGGGTGGCTTTGCCAATCCTTCTTTGGCTGTGATTGATACCAATAAGAGTGGTCACAACAACTTTGGAGAGATTTCCTTCATCGCTCCTTCTGCCCTTTTGGATAAACGTACTGGCAAGACTGCTGGTACTTGGATAACTGATGCCTACACTCAGCGCTATCCTTCCGTAGAGCGAGAAATGAGTGAAAAGGGGTATCGGAAGTTTGAAGACTGGGTTGATAGCCTTGATTACCCAAGTGGAGCTAAGGCTGAGATTGAGAGACAGGCAAAGGATGCCCTAAGTGACAATAATGCTCCTGCTTGGGAGTTGATGTACTTGAAGGAAAAGGGCATTGATATTAAAGCGTATGATTCTAATGTTGATTATCGCTGGAAAGAGATTATCAGTGACCATCCTACTGCTGAGGATATTCTGAATAGTATGAAGACTGACCCTGAACTGAATGAAAATGTTACAAGTCTGGCTAAGCATGTCATCATTTACCCTACATGGGAAAAGGTTTCTTTGGAGGTTAGAAGAAAAATATATAAAGAGACTGGTGTTAAGAAAAGCCCTATAAGTCCAATAGTAAGACAACAGACTAAGGAAATATTTGAGCGTGACTATAAATCAACCTTGCTTAACAAGGACGGCAGTCCAAGAAAAAAAGATGTGAAGAAGGTTGTTGAGGATATTGTGAAGGAACACAACGATACCAAGAAGTATGACTTCTATCTGTCTAAGGTGAAGGCAAGCGGTTATGTCAACAAGAATGGTCTGTATGACGATTATATCAGATGGCAGGAGAAGAAACTGGATGAGTTCGGAACAAAGAACCGTATATTCCGTGGTTACAAGCCTGATGGAACACGAAAGTATGTTCCTGAGACTCTTGAAAATGTTTCAAAGGTTATGAGGGAAAAAGCAGACGGGCAGACAAATGGAAGCGAATACACCTCATTTGGTAGCTTTATCGCCAAGGTAGCCAGTCGTGTTGACTCTACAGACGAGATGCGTGCCAACAAGAATAAGTTATCTTCTAACGAGGATAAGGAAGAATTTTACGAGAAATGGAGTGAGGTTTATTATGACCTTGCCAAGTTCTTGTATAATGATGTGTTCTATGGTGAACAGAGACTTCATGATATTGTATTGCAGTCTGACCCTAAGAAGTATGCTAAGAAAGAGTATGGTATAACTCTTACTCCTACCTTCATGAAGAAGCTGGATGCTTTGAAGAATGCAGTACAGACTGAGTTGAAGAGTGCGTACTTTGAGACTAAGTACAACAGACCCCTCCGTCTCAACGAGTTTGCTGCTGCCGTGGTTCCTGATAACTTGGGCGAAGATGTACGCAAGGGCATTGAGGATGCTGGCTTACCGATGTATAACTACGACCCGAATAAGGAAGGAGACCGAAACCGTGCCTTCAATGAAGCTGTCAATAGTAGCGACAATATCCGTTTTTCTCTGAAAGAAGAAAAGGAGAAGATTGTGGCTGATGCCAAGGCGAACGGAACCTATATGACTGCTCCTAATGGTGAGAAGACCAAACTGGATGCAGAACAATGGGCAACCGTCCGTACTACCAACTTCAAGAACTGGTTCGGTGATTGGGAGAATGACCCTGAAAATGCCTCCAAGGTGGTGGATGAGAATGGCGAACCTATGGTGGTTTATCATGGAACAACAAATGATGAGACTATAAAAGTATGGAATGAAAAGGCTAAAACTTATGATACGTCTCATGAACCTTTTACGTTGTTCAAAAGAGCTGTAGATGGACTTCCTAATAGTGGTATGTTCTTTAATAGCAGCGAGAATAATGCCTATGAATATGGTTATAATCACTATGCCGTATATCTGAATGCCAAGAATCCACTTGTTATAGATTGTAAGGGAAACTTGTACAATTCTATTAAACACGAGGGGAAAACAATGGATACATACGATTGGGCTAATTGGGCAGAAGAGAATGGGTTTGATGGAGTTATCTTCAAAAACATAAAAGATGGTGTTGATTATGGTTCGATGCAAAATACAACAGATGATTACGTTGTGTTTTATTCCAACCAAATCAAGTCTTCCGAGAATAACAATGGCGATTTCTCTGCCGACAATAATGATATTCGTTTCTCCTTACGAAACTTAGATCAAGAGTACCTTGATGCTGTAAAGAAAGGCGATATGGAAAAAGCTCAGAGATTAGTGAATAAGGCAGCTGCGGTTGCAGGTTATTCTACCGATTCAAGCTATCAGGGCACTTCAGCATTTAATGGTTCTGCACCTTGGGGAAATGGTTACTTCTTGACTAAGGAAGAGCGCAAGGAGGCTTGGAATAATGGCGAATTTGAAGGTGAGTCAACCTTAGGTGATTATATTAATGATGACATTGATGGCGGTAACTTGGAGGCCTTAACGAATACCGCTTCTTATCGTGCATCTGACCCTATGCGCAAGGAAGCTATAGATAATGTGCGCAATGCTATTCAGAAGAAGAGTAAGTTCATAACAATGTATCGAAGTGTTCCCTCTGATGTAAAGGAAGGAACGTTCCGAAATGGTGACTGGATTACTCCAAGTCGTTCCTATGCCGTTGATAATGCGAAATTGCACGGATGGGGTAACGATTACAATATCATCGAACAAAAAGTCCCTGTTGATGATGTATGGTTTGATGGCAACGATATTGCAGAATGGGGATATGGCATAGAGAAAGACTACATCAATGATACAGACTTCGCCTACAAGAACGTTAAAAATAATCGTAAATTACTTGATGTTGTAACTTATAATGACAATGGCGAAGTGATTCCTTTGTCACAGCGATTTGACCCAAGCAAGAGTGATACCCGATTCTCCTTGCGCTACGACCAGTTTGAGCATGACTTGAACCAGTGGAAGAAGGATAATAATCTGCCAAAGGATGCCAAGCGGCCAACCATCCCACAGCGTAACGCTGGTGAGAGTGCAGTTGACTTCCTGAGGAGAGTGGACGAGTACCGCAAACAGATGGCTCTGTGGAAGACTGCACCAACCTACGAGCAGCATCTTCTGAGTGATGATACTGCCCTTGGAGAGTTCAACCGAGAGTTGCAGCGTGGCTCTGTGCTCAAAAGAATCGCCTTCCAAGACAGTATGCTGGCTATCCGCAAGGCTCAGGAAGCTATCATGAAGGAAGTGGGTGTTGACCGCCTGAACATGGCTGAGGATGCCTATACTGCCGAGAACAGAAGTCACGGCAAGGGAAAGAACGAGTTTGAGGAGTACAATAATGAGTTCTTGCAGCCATTGAGAAAGGCTTACCATCAGATGAAGAAGGTGCTGGGTGACAGCTATGACAACGTGCGCCTCTACATGATGGCCAAGCATGGCTTGGAGCGTAATGCCCAGATGGCATTCAAGAAGTCACTGGAAGCTGACTATGAGGACGTGGCACAGAGAAGTGCGGCATACAAGGCTTACAAGGGAGACATTAGTCGGATTGGCAATGATAGCGGCTTTGAACTTGGTCTCATAGATTATGCCACTTGGGTGCGAACAGACAACGCAATCAAAATGAAATACTCTCCTTCTTACATGAAATATCGTTATGATAAAATGGGTATTGCTTTCGACTATTCTGGTCTGTCGGCTCTCTTCGATGGCTCAGATTTTGAGGAAGCTGCACATAAGTTGGTAAGGGATATTGAAAGCAAGCATATAGTTGAGACAAAAGAACTTTGGGACGCTACGAATGCAGCAACCAAGAAGATTCTCCGTGATGGCTACAAGGCTGGCATGATGAGCGAAGATACTTATCAGTATGTGCGAGATATGTATAGCCATTATATTCCTCTCCGTGGCTGGGATGGCACTACTGCCGACCAAGTATGGGACTATGTTGGTGGAGGCAATGGTGCGTTAAATCAGACCTTGAAGAAGGCACACGGCCGAACCTCTATCGCTGATGACCCTATCGCCTACATCGAGAATATGGCAGAGAGTGGAATCCTGCTGAACAACAAAAACTGGGTGAAACAACACCTGATGCTCTTGGCTCAGAATCATCCTACCTCACTTCTGACCCTGAGCAAAGCTTGGTACGTGAAGAGTGCGGATGCCAACGGAAATGAAGAGTGGATTCCTGCTACACCTCAGATTACTTCTCAGATGAATAGTAATCAGGTGAAGGCTGCCATTGATGCTTTCGAGCAGAAGATGGAGAATATGGCTCAGACTGGAGATGCTACCCAGCAGCGAGAAGGATTGAACATTGCCTATCCTCAGACTCATAGCGAGGAGAGAGAACATGAGGTAAGAGTGATGAAGGATGGCGAGGAGTATGTTATCTATGTGAATGGAGACCCTCAGTTGGCTCAGGCGATGAACAATACCAGAGCACACAGAGTAAGAGAGATTCAGAGCGGCAAACTGGATAGGGCTGCTGCTTGGTTGGGCAGAAAGATGACTGCTGCTTGGTTGGGCAGAAAGATGGCTGCTGCCTACACCAGTCTTTCACCTCTCTTCATCCCTTCCAACTACTTCCGAGACCTGACCATGACGCTGGCATCTACCGCTATTCGTGAGGATGGCAGATACAACTATCTGCTCAGAAAGAATCTGGCTACCTCTTGGAATCTTGGTTTTATGCTAAAAGACTATCAGAGCGGCAAGCTGAGAGAGAAGGTGAGCAACGGAAATGCTACACCAAAGGAACAGATGTTCTATGACTTCATGATGAATGGTGGCGAAACTGGCTTTGTCTCTTCGCTTGACGTGGAAGACTTGAAGAAGAAATTCAAGAATGACTTGAAGGATTTGAACAGATGGAAGGCAAACCCAGTAAGGGTAGGACATACCATCATGGATAGTATCGAGTTTCTGAACAGAGCGATTGAGGATAGTAACCGATTTGCTATCTACATGACCTCTATTCAGTATGGCCGCTCTATTGACGAGGCGGTGAATGATGCCAAGGACGTGACCCTGAACTTCAATCGCAAGGGCACTGGCGAATATGGCTGGCAGATGATTAGAAACCTCTATCTCTTCATCAATCCAGCGGTACAGAGTTTGCAGACCTTGGGTGCGCTTGTCAAGCATCATCCTTTCAAGTTCACGGCTGTTACTGCATCATGGTTGGCGAGTGGTGTGCTGGTTCCTATCGTTAACGCTGCCCTGATGAGTCTGTTGGGCGGTGATGATGATAAGGACAAGTACTGGCAGTTCACCAAGTGGGATAGACGAAACAACCTGATTATGTGGGTTCCGTTTACTCATGAGTATGTGAAGATACCGCTTGCTCAGGAGTTCCGCGCCTTCTATGGAGTAGGCGATATGATTGCATCCAAGATGATGGGTGGCGAGTTGGCTGAGGAGAGTTGGAGTCAGTATGCAGAAGACTTGCTCGGTCAGGTAGTGGATATGCTTCCGCTCGACCCGACTGGATATGATGGCAATATTGCGGTCAGTCTGATGCCGAATGTTATTCGCCCAGTCTTTGAGTTGGCTTTCAATGTAGACTTTACTGGCAAGCCATTATTCAAGGACACAGAGTATAACAAGTATGACCCTAACTTTACCAAGGCATACGTGGGTACTCCTGATTGGCTGGTGAGAGCATCGAAGATGGTTAACTCAATCGGAAACGACTATCCCGATGTGCAACAGAATAGCATTGATGCTTTCGGTGACCCAAGATACAATCTGAACAACCCTGGTGTGGTTGATCATGTATTGTCTTCTTATCTCGGTGGTGCTTACACCATGGGCAGTCAGGTACTCGGTGTTCTTACCAAGTTACTCAACGACCCGAAGGAAATCAAGGTGGCTGATATTCCATTATTCAGCAAGTTCGTCAGCAATCCTGATGATAGACCAGTTACAAAGAAACAAGGTGATGAGTTCTGGGATATGAAGGAGAATCACGACCGTGCAGCCAATACCCTGAGCAAGTTGAAGAAACAAGCTAAGGTGGATGGCGATTACTCTATGCTGGAACGATTCTACGGCTCTGAGGAGTACAGGCAGTACAAGCAGGATGATGTGAAGGTGAAGAAGTATGAGGAAGACAAGAAGAAGGAACGTGCTGAGGAGAGTGGGGAGGAGTATAGACCTCACAAGTTGAATGCTGAGGATATATACAAGGCTCACGCTACTCCGAAGGATGATTTCGAGGACCTGAAGCTGAAACAACTCTACACCAAGTTGAATGGGTTTAAGTCTACCTACGACCTCTTGGTTGATACGGCTCCCAGTCAGAGCGATGGCTACTACAATGCCAACAAGACTGCCATTGATGCCATTGATGAGATTTCCCTTGACAAGCAGGAGATTTCCGAGTTAAAGAAAGGCTTCTTGGATGATGGCAAGGATGCCTACAACGCTGAGGACATGAAACGGATTCGTGAACTGAGAAAGAAAGTTCTTGCCGTACTGGAGAAAGCCAACAAGGTAGTTGTGGCTAACCAGAAGACGAAGAAAAAGTAAATATGATTATCCCCTGGAAGTGTTAGGCTTTCGGGGGATATTTGCTTTCATTCTGAAACTTTTTGTTCCTTTAATTTAAATAAAATCTTCAATCTGTAAGTATTTACAAAGTTTAATATTTAAAATATTATATCAATATGGATATTTCGTAGTTTTTAGTTAGATTTGCCAAATCTAAGAACAATACAATCAAGTTTTTTCAATCCTATAAACAAAAATGCTTATGAATCAAGAAGAAGATGAAGACCGACGGGTCAGAGAATTGGCGGGAGAGATAGTTAAACTCATCCCTGATTGCAGAAAAATAAAAACAGATTTACTTTACTTTAAGTATGCACCCATCTTGGTTATGCTTATCAGATGGTATGGTGTATCTCAATTCTATGGCAACGATATGGAGATTACACTATGGTACGAAGAGAACGAGGAACCTGTCTGGTTCTTCTACTTTATCACTTACATTCTTTATCCGATTTCGCTTTGGAAAGGCCAAGTATTACACAGATTGTGTGTAGAATGGCGAATACCTATCCTGTATATAGCAGGGGTCAACGTGATACATGTCATGTTCGGATCTATTGTTATCACAAAAAATATGTATTGCTGTGATATGTTCTTGATTACACTCATTCTAATTCTATATGCTTATGTCGCAATTGGTAAATTACAGAATCATAGAGGCTGGACTTCGCACTCTTGCTGATAAGGCACATGAGTCGGCAGTGGCGCAAGAAGAAGGGAAGCCCATACCTTGCGGTCTGTCGGAAGGAGACTTGGAGTTGGTAGCACTCCTTACCGCTATGATGAACGATACGCAAGCCAATAAGGGTTGGTGCGCTCATGAGATGGGCAAATCTATCTCGTCTTTCGAGAAGTATGTTCACGATGGCAAGATACCCGAAGGCATCCACGACCAGTTCGGGCACGAAAAGAAGTGGAACAAATCTCTTATCCGATTCTTTGCCAACAAGAAGGCTTTCTTCCGTAAGCAAGCAAAGAAGTACGGCATCAATATCTAAGAACAACTAAACCAAATAGAGGAGGGACTGTTTAGCCTCTCCTATACTCTTACGACCTTTTCCGTAACAGCAAATCGCTACTATTCAAATACTTAAACAACCTTTTACGAGTTTATCAACACCTATCCATATTATTCGTATCTTTGTGTCCGTAACGTTACAGAGTGAGTATCATTTTATGTTTAACAAAAGATTTCAGGATAATATGGAAAGTAAAACGTATGTATTCGGAAACGAAGGCTCAACATCTAACAATGGAATGCTTGGCCTTCTTGCACCTCTGCTCCAGAAGCAGGGTGTTGACCCAAATGTCCTTCTTGCCATGAAGGGTAACAATGGTTTCGGTGGTGAAGGTGGATGGTTCATCTGGGTAATTTTCCTCTTCCTTATGGGATTTGGAGGTAACGGCTGGGGTGGTTTCGGCAATGGTCGTGGCGGTCTCGCCAACGAGATTAACAATGACTATGGTCGTGGTCTCCTGATGGATGCCATCGGTGGCAACCGCAATGCACTCAGCAATTTGGCTACCCAGTTGAACTGTACCGAAGGTCAGATTCAGAGTGCTATTTCTGCCTTGACCTCTCAGGTTCAGAATGTAGGTAATCAGGTAGGCATGAGCGGTATGCAGACTATCAATGCTTTGCAGCAGGGTAATATGCAGATTGCTCAGCAGATTGCAAACTGCTGCTGCGAGAACCGCTTGGCTATCTGTCAGCAGACAGGAACCTTGCAGAATGCCATCAACAACGTGGCAGTAGGTCAGGAGCGTACAGCTTCCTCTCTCGCTTATGCTACTCAGCAGCAGACTTGTGACTTACACAACGCTATCAAGGAAAGCACCCAGACTATCGTTGATGGTCAGAAGCAAGCCGAGATGCGTGAGATGCAGAACAAGATTGACTCTCTGCGTGAGGAGAACAGCACCTTCAAGTCTTCTGCAATGACCTCTCAGATTATCGGTCAATCACTTGCGCCTGTAAATGCTGCTTTGGCTGGTTTGCAGAGCGAAGTCAATGCAATCAAATGCGCCCAGCCCAATACGGTGACTGTACCATATCAGCCATTCCAGGCCATTCCTAACTGCGTGGCTTATCAGGCTGGCTTGTATGGTTTGAATGCTGCCAACAATGCAGGATTCTGGGGTTAATAGGAAAGGAGGCTGCTATGTTATGGTTAAGACCTTACACATGGGTGAATCGTAATGGTTCGGCAGCTATCGCTTCAACTGGCGTGAAGGTGAATACTGCCGATGTGGTGTTCACCTTTAAAAACCACGCCTTCGTGAATGCCAGCTACAGAGGAACGATCTTCGTGAACCTGATGCAGGCTATTCCGACAGGAACGACTGGTACGCTGCCTATCCTTTTCGAGACCAACGGATCAACACAGGCTGTAACCAAGTATAATGGTGAACCCTTGACGGTTGCAGACGTGCCTGGGACTGGAGTGGTTCAGCTCTGGTTTGAGAGAGATACTAACACCCTTCAACTGATGACGGGTATTGTTTAACAAGAATAGATAATAGGAGATTACATTATGTTTCAAGGACTACGAACAAATTCCTTATTTTATGTCCTCGACAAGGGTGAAAACCCGAATTTGCGAATCGGTCAGGTGGTTTCGGTAAGCAACCCTCAGACGAAATACCCTACCTTTAACAACGGCTTTACTCCTCAACCTATGGAAACTGTGGTTGATGTGAAGGTGAAGCTGGGTGACGAGGAAGTGGATTTCAAGCAACTGCCAGCAAACGGACAGATAGCCAACGACAAGAACCTTGTAGTTAGCGACAACAAGGATGCCATGAGCGCAGAGGTGGATGCTATGCTGAGACAGTCCAAGGCGATACTGGAGAGCGTAGATTACAACAAGAGGGTAGTAGAATCTTGTGAAGGAATGCTACAGCAACTCAACCCCCAGATAGCCAAGGAGAAGGAACAGACCGAGAAAATCAGCAAACTGGAAGGTAAGGTTTCAGGCATTGAGGGCAAGATTGACAAGATGATGGGATGGCTCCAGCAGACCATGAGCAAGTAATCTCCTACCTATCTATTCACTTTAATATCTTATAGCTATGGTAATGATTGAGATTACAGAAGATAAGTTCGATGATTTGTATGACAACATCGAGTCTATGCTTGGTTTTGGCAGCAAGGCTATGTCTTGTCTGAAAAAGATGAAGCAGGAGCGTATGGGTGAACGTATGCCTGATTATCGTGACGATTGGAGAAGGGAGCGTGAGGAACGTGAAGAGCGTGAGAACAGACGTAGATTCAACAACGTGAACGATGATTGGAACTACCCGAACCGCTATGGCGAAAGAGGTGGTGGCAGCTACAATGGTGGCGGTCGCTAATGTTTAACTTGGGAGTTTTGGTAGTGACATTTATGTCGGGACCAGACTCCCTTTAATATTCAGCAATATGGGAAAATGCAGAATGCCATTGGATATGTATGACATTAAGCCTGAGGGAATGGTTGCCTATCTCAGATACAATGGCTATCATTTCAGTAAGAAGATGTGCGAATGGGCGGTGGGTCAGATGTATAAGTATGATCCTTCCTCCAAGCGTGATGTAAGAGTATCGTTTTGGGATAAGGAGAAGGTGGATGCCTTGCTTCTTGGTCAGGGTATAGAGGTGAAGAATAAGGCTGGCTACGACCATGTATATGTGGCGAATATGGCGAGGGCAGACTTCTACAAGTCTTCCATCAAGGACGAGGAGCAGTTGGCCCAGTTTATCAAGGACATGATGGATGATGCCGACCAGAAGGACGGTTTTATCTTCAACAGATTCTATGCCGACTGCTGCCACAATGGTGTGCCTATCCCTTGGGAAGATGTGCTATGATCAGGAGAGTAATACGACTCCCGAAGTACGAATGGAGCATAGTATGTTTCATAGGTTATCAGTCACCTGATGCCGATGAGATATGCCATGCTCTTTCTGATATAGGCTGCAACGGAAATCCGCTATCAGAGGCATACGAGCATCTGTCTTTATCGAGTGGAGATAGGGGACTTACCTATTCCAACCTATCAGAAAGAAGGAGTGTGCTTGCCATCGGTGAGTGTGAAGCAGATGGCAGCATCATCAATACTATTGGGCATGAGCTTCTTCATGTGGTAGCACATATATGCGAGCAGGATGGAATAGATATGATGAGCGAAGAACCATGCTATATCATGGGGAGTCTTTGCGAGCAGTTCTTCCAGGCAGTGCAACAATAAAAAAGATAGGTAAAATTAAATCTACCTATCTTTTTAACTGTAAAGTGGTTTACTATTGTTGCTACAACAAAATATGAATAACAGAACCTACTATTATCACAAAAGAGTATCTGATAATATCTTCCCACTCAAACCTTGCTAAGTGATAGTGTTTGTATTGGTATACCTCTCTGCCTATCATTACAGGTAAGGCAAGCAGACCTATCAATATACTGACAAGTAGCCAACAAGCAAGACCAATCCAGTCTCGCTTGTTTAATTTTAATACATTCTTCATAACGCACATACCCAATAAGTAATATACACGTCAAGAAATCCTGCCACCTCTGCCATGTACCAGACAGGCTTACACTCACCATCATCGTCCGAATAGCCCACAAGCAACAGATAGATAAATGCAAGAATCGCTGTTGGCACCCAGCATACCGACAAGCACCAGCCTACACACCCTGCCGCAGCCACAAGTGCGCCTATCTTATGAATAGGGTAGGCGTCAGCATCAAGATAGTTGGGTGCTGCACCAACGAACATCAGTCCTCCACAGCCTATAAAGGCAAGACATTGAATACCCTTACCTGTATCGAGCATACACACCATCATCAGTACTGCGCACGTCACCATTACAGCGGTGAACACCCATCCGTAGTTTCGTTTGCGCTTATCGCCTATCACTTCGCTGCCCGTACAATCCTGTAGCTGATAATACACATCGCTCACCATCGAAGGGACACCAAACCTCATTGCTGCAAGAAGCAGAAATCCTCCTAACAGGAGAAATGAAATAACACTTAGTATATACATAATCTTTTCATTTTAATTAGTTAAACACTCATCTCCAACATCTTCGGGTAGCCTGCCTTGTAGTCATAGGCTTCCACCTCCCCGATAGTCTTCAATTCTCCTACCGCTGCCTTGTGGCTTGCTGTCACGTTGAAGCACTCCAGGGCGTACATCTCCAATGCAGAGAGCAACTGAATGGCCTTGTCACAATCCACTACCAGTTTCAGTCCTCCAAGCCACAAGGTTGTCGTTTGCTGTCCTGCCGCCTTTGCGATAGTAGTGGAGTTCATCAATCCCACTCTTGTCGCTTTATCGAGCCACACCAGCAGTCCGTTCAGCATAAATCCGTTCACCTTGTCTGATGTGTCGTAGGCTGTAATTTCCGCTATCTTGTCAGCCTTAGCTTCTTCGAGTTTCAAGGCATCCAGCTTAGCAGAGAATTGCGCAAATGCAGATCTTACTTTGGTTTCATCGAAAGCAGCTTTCGGCAGAGTACATTCGTAGCACTCATAAGCGTTCATCTCTTTATTAAACTCAGCATTGATGTGATATACCACCATGTCTCCGTACTCGTACTTTTGTCTGTACTGGCCTTCGAGAATAAAGGTCTTGATAAAATTAATTTTCTCCATAATCTTTTTTAATTTTTATAGTTATACTTTATTCTAATTTTCTTCATATTTACGCAAAAGACTCTATCTTTGTGTGGCATCATCGCCCATGCCTTTCTCCTTATATTAAAGGAGTCGTAATGTGCAAGAACACCCATCAGGCTGTTGATGCGGTTTACGTACCTCTGCAACACTTCACCTTTAGGGTCGGACATCATTCCGAATTTATCTATCACGTCATATAGATGTTCCACGGTCCGTGAGTTTGGGAGAATTCTGCCTGGGCGAATTATTGCGCCTGTAAACCTCACTCCGCTCGATGCCCTCTGTAGGCTAACCTTTCGTGGATGCAGTGTAAGACCAAGTTCTTTTAGCAGATAATCCCTTGATTCTTGCAGGATGTTCAGTAGCAGATTCCTGTCTCTACTGATAGCTACGAAATCATCTACATATCTGCCATATCCGCCATTCTTACCTACTCGCTCTATCATCAACTTATCGAATGAAGACAGCAGAAGGTTTGCAAGAAGTTGTGATGGTAGGTTTCCGATAGGCAAGCCGATACCTTTTCCGCAGGTGAATAGCGACTTATTCTTCGGCAGCTTATTCCACCAACTCAAATCACCAACTCTTACACAGTTCTTTGTCGGGTCGTGCAAGACAACTTTCTTCCATAGCCACAGCCACCATTCTATATCACTTCCATGATACTTTTCCCTGATAGCCTTTTCAAGGAGGTTATAAAGGAGCAAGCGATTTATACTCATAAAGAAACCCTGTAGGTCGCATTTTAGCACCCACGCTTCCTTGGTGTAGTTCTCGCTCACTCGCTTTATTTCCTTCTTTACATCAGTGATGCCGTAATCAGTTCCCTTACCCACACGGCAGGCATACGCCTTGTCTGTCATTTCGCTTTCGAATATGTCTGCAAATTTAATTGCAAGCAGATGGTGTACTATTCTGTCTCGGAATGCAGCACAGAACACTTCCCTGAGCTTTGGTCTCGTTACACAGAAAGTCTTGCTCTTGCTTATCTCGTATATCATCGAGTTGAGTTCGGTATATAGTTGATAATTATTCGCAATATAGTTCATCTGGTATTCGATGCAACCATCGGTCGAGCCTTTATGCTTACAGCAGTCGTAATAGGCGACATACACCTCTTCTATCGTAACATACTCTTTCTCAAATTTCATTTTTTAAATGGCAAATACAGAGATAATCGTCACTACCTGATAATCGAAAACTGGCAAAACCACGTTGCTGTTCGACTTGTTGTTGTTGTTCGCACTACTACTGTAGTTCCAAGCGTTCGTAGCATTGTTCTGCGTATCTCGGTATTTTCTCCGTTTTTACGGTCTGAACACTTCTCTTTTCAGAGTTGCGTGTTAATACCCCTTGTCACTTTAGTGACGGCACCCTCGTGTTGCCTACAGTTTCACGACTCTCACCTTTGCGCTTTTGCTCTGCCTTCTGCCAGCCATACGTCTCTCTCAGTACTTTCTCCGCTAAATGATTGAGGTTGGTTGCCTGTTTCTTGTTCAGAAACTCAGTATCCGTGAGGAGGTTGATCCTTGAGTTGACTTCCGACATGAGCAATATATATTCATGGATACGTTCTTCTCTTTCCGTCCAGCTCTCGTTGATTCTGCGTATCATATCGAGGGCTGCGCAAGCCTTGCTGACAGCCTCATTATAGGTGCTGTATCTCACAATCTTGCTGACGGTCTTGCTGTACTTGAGAAGTATTTTGCACAAGACGAGCGTATCTTTGTATATAAACAAATTCTCTGTAAGTGCCATTTTTCTTGAAAAGAGATTTAAAGAGATGAAGAGAAAAAGAGATTAACAAGCGAAAACTGGCAAAACCACGTAGCTGCTCGACTTGCCGTAGTTGCTCGCACTACTACTGTAGCTCCAAGCGTCCGTAGCATTGGACTGCGTAGAAGTCCATCTGGATTTCTTCATTACGAAGTTGTAGTAGTCAGTCGCAACCGTCTCACCATATAAGGTTTCCAGCACCTGTTTGATGATACCGATATTGGCTACGTGTACGTATTCCTGACCAACCGACATGACAAATCCATGCAAATCCTCACCGCCAAGGTTGAATATCTGACCATACGCATAATCAAATGCTGGCACAGACAAGCTACGCTCCTGAGCCTCCTGCCTGATAAGGTATGAAGAAGACTCTCCGTTGTAGTAATTTGCATCCTTCACGTTATTTCCGTTCAGAGCAATAGAATTGAACTGCAAGTTCTGCGTACACCACGATGTACTTATCAGTTTTGACACATTCTTAATATCGCTTGTGCGAATGCAGAAAGTACCATGATTGATAGAAAGCGAAGCGTCTGCCACCTTGATAGCCACTGCATCATCGGCATTTCTTCCAGCTGCCACCCAGTCTTCGATGTAATATTCATTTTTGTTTGCATCAACGACAAAGATACCTGCCTTGAACTGGTAGAATCTGTAGTCGATAAGCCTTTGAGGAACATTTGCCGTATAGGTTCTCGAGTTCTTGTTGAAGCTGACATTGTAGCCATCTTGGTCGTTAATGACAACCGTGTACTCCTTCTTGTATGGAACGAACACTGTCACCTGACCTTTTGCGTCCGTCTGATAGGTAGTGGCCTTCTTGTCAACTGTCACAATAACAGGAATACCTTCCCATGCTGTACCCACGTTCTCAACGTACTTTGTAGCCGTAATGATCACCTTTTCCATACTGTCCTCATCGTAAGGCAGGTATTCTACATTGATATTGCGGCTACCCAATACTGCTGTATAGCCAACGGGAGCAATAGGCTGAGCATTGCCGTATTCGGGTAACACTACCTGATAGTAGTTACCTCGGTCGATGGTGAATGTAACTTTACCCTCTGCGTTGGTAGTATAAGTCTGAGGTGTCTTGCCGTTATTCAAGAATACATTAATCTTGATACCAGCCACCTTGATAGAGTCTACAGAAGAGGCAATGGTAACGGTTACCTCCTCATCGGTATTGATAACATCTACCGACTTTGTTTCTCCGTTTCGGTTTGTTACAGATATTGTTGAGCCTGACAGCTCCACATTGCAAGTTTCTGCGCCAGTCGTTGCAGTCTCTGCTGCTTTGATAGCTTTATTCGTATTATCGGCAGCCGTATTAGCAGCGTTGATGGATGCAGTAAGGGCATTGAGGTCTATCTTGTCAAGTTTGCCCTTGTCTCCTGCTGACATAAAGCCAGCACGACCAGGATATTGGAAAGGCTTGCTTTTTTCGCTGTCACTTAACTCTGAATTAGAACGAGATGTGTTTATTGGTGCCGTTGCTTCAGGAACATTAATGTACTTGTGTGAACCATCTGCAAACTCAATTCTGATAGCAGTTGTAGAGGGTTGATCATCATCCTCCCAGGGTGTAAAATAAGGGTCGTAAAATTCCAACTTAGCCACAGCCCCGTTCTTCTTGACATACTCTTGAAGGTCGAAGGTGGGAACAAAGTCACCAAGTTTCTCCCATTTTGTTGCATCAACATCTCCAGCTAAATCGCCTGCGTCTGTCAGGTCACCTGTGTAGATGTATTCTGCGTATTTATTGTTATCGCCATCCTTGTTTCCTTTGAGGATATAGATATGTTTTTTGATGTTGCGAATATCAGTAGGGAGTTCTGTTACTACCTCAAAGAAGGTGGTGTCAAGGTTGCCCAACTGAGAGAGAGGGACATTACCTCCAGCATCAAGTGAGGCAATACCATTAGCTTTGCCTTTTGTGTTTGTAATTCCTTCCGCTGCTGCGTTTATCTTATCTCTGATACCAGAAAGAACCAATGCAAGTCCCGCTGCGTCAAGATAACTGTTATATGTTTCGTTACTCATATTTATAGCTATTTAAATTAACCAAATGCTACTAAAAAACACTGCTGAATTTCACCGCTATTCAAAGGCTTGGCTACTCCTCCATTGTTATTAAGGAGACCAAGCCTTGAACGGTCGTGGGTTTTGAAGCCTACTGCGGTAATATCTAATGGAACATCAAATCCTCCACCATCAAAACCACCAAGAGAACGAGGGTATTGGTCGTCATCTCCTCCACTTGTTTCGTATCTTTCTAACTTAACATCATAGCCATCTTTATTAAAGGCTATAACAATAGGTAGAGCATCGATATTACGGATTTCCTTAACGCCTCTGATATTATGGTCGTTTAGACCCAGGTCACTGCGCATAAAATTGCTGCCATCTATCCTGAGATACTCATCTTTGAGTTTATCCCAAACGGCCTGAGCAATCTGCTCAATCTCTATCTTATCCGTGGTATTCATCTTTCCATCAAGGGACTCTTTGATGGATTTACCAGTCTCTTCGTCCTTGATATACCTCGAATATGTCAGAGTCTCGTCTTTGCGTCCGCTAACAAGGATGCTGTTGTACTTTTTACTTTCTGCCATATTATTCTTTAAGTTTAATTTGATATTCATTATCATCACCAGCTACCAGTTCGTCTGACCAGTAGTAGTAGAGGTCTCCCAATTTAGTAGTATTCAAAGAAGCCTCAAAACCACATTGACTAAAGACAAGCGGCTGTCGGCTTGCGAACCAGATGTATGGTTTTTCTTCCGTTGTTGCGATGGTTAGAGTCTGTCCGACAAGTGTACCTTCGTACATTGTGAGGTCTGACATGTTCAACTCGCCCATATTCTTGGCTGCTGATGCGCCATAATAGCTTGCCTTTACAGTTCCGCTTGCCGTGATGGTAACATAACCCGATACGGCAGGAATGAACACCTTGTGAGTAGTACTATTGTAATACTCGTCAGTAACATCTTTTCCATCCGTAATAATCTTCACCTGACCGATGCTGAAACCTTCGATTGGCAGGAACTCAGCTTCCAACTTCTTGCCGTTTTTGACAGTACCGTTAATCACGAAGTTCTCCTGATTTTCCACCATTTGAGTTTCGTCATTGATGGTGTAGCTGAACTTGGCGTTATCAACGATGAACGATACAGGGCAAGTTGACTGATTGCTGGTCACGATGTAGTAGCGAAGATTGAATAAGCCAGTATGCTCGCCTTCGGTAACACCGATAGGAACATTACTCATCGAGTTGTGCTCAACGATTCTCAGAAGGTTGCGCTCAATGCTGACCATTTCGCTACCATCATACTTCCATGACACCCTGACGTTGTAATTACCGCAATCAAGAGAAGAAGGAATGTCGCATATCAGTACATTCCCTTGGATTCCTGCCACTTGTACTGGAACGGAAATCGCATCACAGCAAAAGCCCGACAACTCAACCCTGATGTCGGTAGCCAGACTCATATCGAAGTCAACGAGTCGCTGGAACTCTTTCGATACGTCCATCTTCCGCACCAAGATGTGCAGTTTAAAACTATTACCTTTAACTATTTTATAAATCATATACGTATATTATTAATATATAAGCAAAGATAGGTAGAATTTAATCCACCTATCTCTTATCCGTTAACCTTACTAAACCAAGCCTTTCCATCTGAGGAACTTGCGCTTGCGGCTCTCCTTGCCCTTCTTGCTCTTGCAGTTGGTGTGGTAGACACAATCTCGGAACAGGTCTCTGACCTTCATGTCGTTGTCAACCAGTTTTGTTCTCTTGAACGTCTCGAAGAGAGAGCGGTTCATGATCATCAGGTTGCCCTTCTGTGTGGGAAGAACATAGAAGATTTCGCCATTGTTCTTCTTGGATGCGTAGTCAGCCTTAGCCGTAGCTTGGCGGTACATGATTTCGCACTTGATGCGCTTGAAAATCTTTGTTACTTTCATAATCGTAATTATTAATTGTTAGAAACTATATGATGGTCGCTGCCGAAACAGAAACCTTTCTTGTCATTACTCTTGCCTTATACTCTATCATCTTAGGCATTTCCATTTCATTGAAACAGATGTGGAGTCCGATGGCTCTGGTCATGAGCAAATCATCGTGCTTACCGTCAGCCGCCTCATACACCGTTCCATTCTTCTCGTAGGTGAGATATTCATCCAGGCATCTATCGTCACGCTCTACATAGAGTTGTTCACGGATAACCTGAACCAACACAGAGATAACCATTGGCTTGGTTGCCACGTTGGTGTGGAATCCATACTTCACTGGGACCTTATTCTTGATGTCCGACTCACTCTGCTTGCGAGCATAGAGGTTGTCATATACACCCTTGATTTGATTCAGGATGAACTCAGACTGGTCACCACCTTCCAAGATATGCTCCTTGTCTTTCGTCTCCAATGTGTTGGACTCAATGACCAAAAGAGCATCGTTGTAGTATTTGGCTATCTGAGCAGCCTTCCACGCCAGTAAGTCCATATCAATGTGGCCATACCATTGCGCTACCACATACGGCTTGCCGCCTTCCATCATCCAATAGCGGTCGAATACACAGATAACAGACCAGTCGGCATTCTTGCTACGTCCACCAATATCCACTACGACCAAATAGCGGTTGATCACCTTGCAATCATCAAAGGTTTCAGGTTTGTTCCATATCCACAACTGACCCTGCTTATCCTCACAGAAACGGACATTCTGCATACACTTCTTGCCCTTATATCCGTCACCATAAACATCACCGATGAACTTGGGCGCACGGCATCCCTTGCGGAACTTGTCAACCTTGTCTTCGGCAAACACCTTGGCTCCTGAATGCTTGAATGCCTCAATATCATCAGTAGGGTAGCCAGCAGCCATATCGGCATGGTCGGTGAACTTCTTGCGCTCGGCAATATACCAGTTGATGGCTTCGAGAGGAGCACCCAGCGTCCACAGTTTCCAAAGATAGGTGCCAGGCTCTTCTCGGTCGGACATCGTGTTGGTATTGTTGCGGTTCTCGTATAGCCATTTAGCAAACTCCGTCTTCTGTTTCTTGCTCTCAAATTCAAGATGATACATATCGTATATCTCGTACCAGGGAACGAAGAAAGGTTCAAACTGAGATTCACCCTTGACCGCAGCAAGCCACTCCTTGTGGAAGAAGTTGCCAGTACCATTGGCGGTGGATTCGTAGGCAATCATCGTGTATGGTCGGTATAAGATACCATTGGTAGCATTCTGCACCACCTCCTCAGGAGACTTACCATCTGTCTTTTTCCACAAACCCACCTCAGAAAGGTGAACCAAGTTGTAGTCTTCACCATTGGCAGACAGCGGTCGTTCCATTGAACCCACCTTAATCTTGCAGAATCGCTGAGGAACTTTCTTAACATTACCCGATGTTCCGACACCCACAAACTTCGGCTCGTTCTCAGAGAACGCTTCACCCATTTCGTAGAGGAATTTGGTAGGGAAGTTTTTCAGAGCTTCCTCGAACATACCTCGGATAGTTTCAGCCGTGTCCTTGACCTGAGCCACGATGAGCGAGTTGAGACCCTTCTGCCACATGAGTTGCAACCAGAGGAAGTACATCTGAATAACCGTAGAACCACCCCATTGTCTTGCTTTCAGCAGGATAAGACGGATAGGGCGATTTTTCTTTCTTCGTTCCTCCAGCCACCTGAGCAATCTTCGCTGCGGTCTTCTGAGTACAAAACGGAAGGGGAGACCTCCACCTTTCGGTTTGATATAGATAAACGTGGCAAAGAAGAAGAAAGGATCGTGTTTCATCCTGATGCGAGTAAACTGCTCCACCAGTTGCTCCATTTCTTCCTCTATGTTGTATGGTTCGTCTATATCCTTGTGCAGTTCCTCAATTACCGCCTTGCAGCTACCGAACTCGATGAGCATCTTGACGAGCGGAATCTTCTTCATCGAGACAGGAAGCTGCTGGTTTTGAATCGGGAAATCAGGAAGGGAAAGCGTAAATCGCTTATCTCCACACCCTTCACCCTTTATAGGATTGAATGGTGTGTTGATTTTCTTTATTCGTTTCTCGTTCTCTTTCAGGATGCCCAATACGTGTTTGTCGAGTGCATCTGTCAGTTTGGCGGTTACTTGTCTTGGCATAGCGGTGCATTAAGATAACCCCACAACAGACCAAGTACATAGCAATAGATGTGGACTCCAACTGCCATGCAAGGGAAGAAGATTCCAACACAGATATATAGGAGAATGGAGAGATTGTATCTTACCTTATTCTCCACGTATGGGGCAATAAAGCCCATATAAGCATAGATAAAGCCGCTGAGACCGATGATTGGTGCGGAAGATGCGAAAGGATAGCTTACGGCTATGAGATAGAATGCCAATATGTGGCCGATGCCACAAGGGATGGCTCGGTAACATTGGTGAAAGACGTAAAGGTTGACGGCTGCATGAAAGATGTTCTGATGGTAGAAAGGGTAGCTTAGTCGGTTCTGAATAGAACAACCATCAAAGAGACCCATGCCTTCATACCCTATGAGTGTGATACATGATATTATAACGTATCCTGTATAAAGTGCAATTTTCTCTGGCGAAGTTCGTAGCATCTCTTCTTCTCCTCCTTCCTCACCCGATGAAGTATGACGTGCATGGATTTAGGAGTGAGATAGAAACTCGGTGCTTCCTGATTGCACACATGCCATATTACATCCATCTTGGTGAGAGAAGGATGCTCCTTTGAATAAATCTTGTATCTACGGAAAATCTCCTGAAACATCTCTCTTTTCTGAGAGTTCATATTGCTGATGGACTTGCCGTTGAGCATATTGAGAATAACGTTGTATGCCCGATCTACCGAAACCCAAAAGCGTTTGCTCGGAGATTGCAACAGTCTTCGCTCAATCTCCAAGAGGCCGATATTGTCTCTTACCGATATAACTTCCTTGTAAGCCCTCAATATGTCAGCATCACGTTCCTTAGTAAAGTCACATCGTGAGCCTTTATGTTTCATGTACTTATGATGCAAAGATACAAAAATGTATTGAAATAACCAAATTAATCGGATATGATTAAGCATAGTTAACGGATAAGATTAATAATAAGTTGAAAAGCGTTACTTTTGGACGTTGATTTATAAATTTATACATATATATATGGACGAAAATACAAATACAGAGCAGAATGCTGGTGCTGCAAAACAGCAAGACACCAAGACCAAGAAGGACTTGGCTTTGGAACGTTTGAAGGTTAGGCATCCTGACACCGAGTATGCAGACGATGAGTCTATCTACGGAGCTATCAATGACGATTACGATGCCGACCAGAAGGCCTTGCAGGGTTACAAGGATAACGAGAAGGCGATGGGAGAGTGGCTTGGCAGCGACCCCGAGGCAGCCGCCTTCCTTCAAGCGATGAAGGCAGGCAAGAGTCCTTACGCTGAGTTGATTCGCACGCATGGCGAGGATGCTATTGACTACTATTCAGACCCAGACAATGCAGACGAGATTGCAGCGGCTCAGTCGGAGTTCCTGAAGAATGCCGCCAACGGCAAGAAGTTGCAGGAGGAGTACGACAAGAACATGCCATCCAGCTATGAAGTCTTCGACAAACTGGAAGAGAAGTATGGTGAGGAAGCGGTGAACGAAGCTATCGACCAATGTTTCCAGACTATGCGCAATGTGGTGACAGGCAAGTTTACAGAGGAGATGATTACCGCATTCATCAAGGCAAAGAACCATGATACCGATGTGGCTGATGCCGCTCACGAAGGCGAGGTTCGTGGTAAGAACAGCAAGCACGTCAAGAACTTGGAGCTTCGCAAGAAGGGCGATGGCACTGCCGAACTTGATTCTGCCAATGCAGAGACCAAGCCAACGGATAACCAGCCAGACCTTGGTGCGCTTGATAGGGCATCACGCAGAGGAAACATCTGGCAGCGTGGTCATGAGAAAAGAACACGTATTCGATAATGCGATAAGATAAAAAGACAATTTATATGTTTAATTAATATTCAGAATAACAATGAAGAAAAGTACATTTAATCGGCTGCTTTCCATTTTTCTGATGGTAATGGCGGTTATTTTTGGAGTGAATGGTCAGGTCGTTATGGCTGAGGCGGCTCTGCCTGATGGAGGTACGACCGAGGGTGGACATGCCGCTGAGGCTGGCGGTGCTACTGCTGCCGAAGAATCTGGCAATGGCGGTGCGGCTCGTCAGGATGAAGGTATAGCAACCGAAGGCAAAGGTCGAGAGCACTACAATGAAAACGGCACGGAGTTCTACGAGAACGACATCAACGACAAGATTACCAAGATTCGTCCGATGGCCACTCCTGTGGATCAGATTTCACGTTATGCGACAACTAAGTCAGCCGGTTCGTTTGTAGTAGAATACTGGAGTATCGGTACACGTCCTATCAAGACCACCGTGAAGGAAACAACTACAGAGAGTACAGGCACCTCTATGGTGTTGAAGGTTGAAGACCCCGAAATGTTTACACTGGATGATACCATCCGAGTGGTAGGTGTGAAGGCGATTACCAACTACAAGAATCAGGCTTACGCAGACCTTACCGACGAACCAACTCCTGATTTGGAACTCTGTGTTTGCGGCAAGGATAACGAGGGTTATCCTATCGTGTATGCAGTAAATGGCAAATTGGTTAATAAGCAGCCTATTGGTATTCCAGCCCTACAGAAGGGACAGAAGCTCATCCGTATGGCGAAGAGTTGCGGTGAGTTGGACGTACAGACAGGTCGTTTCAACAACCTCCCTGCTTCTGAGATTCAGTACTGCCAGAACTTCATGATTCAGATTGAAGAGAGTACCTTCAATAAGATTGCAGCTAAGCGAGTGGACTGGGACTTCTCAGACATCGAAGAGGACAGCATCTACGATATGCGTCTTGCCATGGAGGGCACCTATCTCTTTGGCGATATGGGCTGTATCAAACATACCACCAAGAACAACTCAGCCCAGTGGTTTACCAAGGGTATCTGGTGGATGGCAGGCAAGGACATCGAGGTAGGCCATGTTGCTACAGCCGATGACGTGAAGAAGGGCTACAACAAGAACGAGCGAGTGATTACCGACTTGGAGTTGGTTGACATTTCCAAGGACTTGTTTGTGGGCACAGGTATCGGCAACAAGCGCAAGGTGATTATCGCTGGTTCAGACTTCGTGAGCGCATTCAGCAAGATTGATTCTGACAAGTTCCGTCTGAAAGACACCGTAGAGGTTTGGGACCTGAAGTTCAAGAGTTGGGAGACAGACTTCGGAGAGGTGCTGATGATTCACTCAGAGCTGTTCGACCTCTTTGATATGAGCGACTGCGGCTTCGCCCTTGATCCCGAGTTCCTGGTTAAGCGAGTACACCTGTCTTGGACTCGTAACGTACTCGACTTGAAGAAGGCTGGTATTCGCAACACCGATGCTGTAGTCATTCAGGAGGTTGCCTGTCTCTACTTGAAGTACCCTAAGGCACACGCTCGTATGCGCCTTGCTGCCGTGTCTACCGCAGAAGGTACATCTGACACTGGCGAGAACAAGGACACCAATGTCTAAAAGCAAGTAGATTTACAGATAGTCATTAAATAGTGAGGGGTGTGGGCACTTGCCCCATCCCTTTTTTAGTAACACATATATAATAAGATATAATCATGTTTAAGAAATATCAAGCAGGTACAGATTTAGCATTTAGCGTCATGGTAGGCGATGAGAGAATGCGTATTGTTTTCGAGGGCAAGACCATGGGCTGTAGTGTCTATATGACAAGAGACCCAAAGGTACAGAAGGCCATTGAGTCCCACTATTGGTACAAAGACAAATTCTTCTTGGTAGAGAGTGTTGACGAGAAGAAGGAAGCCGCAGAGGCAAAGAAGAAAGCCGCTGCCAAGGCCAAGAAGAAAATGGCTGACGAGAAGAAGACCCACGTAGTGACAGACGTTGAGGATGCCAAGGACTATCTGGCAGAGACCTTTGGAGTGAGCCGTTCAAAGATGAAGACCAAGGAAGACATCTTGGCCATCGCCAAGGAAAAGGGTGTTGAATTAGAAGGACTGGAGTAATGAGTACGTATGCTGTATCTGAACTGGTGAAAGAAGTAAAGGTACTCCTTGACAGGAACCAAGAGTCCGCAGGACTGCTGACTCCTGGCGATACCGATACGCTATCACAGGGCGAGTTGATTCAGAGTAAGATAGTAGATGCAGCAAGAATCATATTGATGGATGCTCCTGCCTTCATGCTGGACGGAAAGGACTACAATGGGCAGAATACATCTTGGGCAGAATCGAATGGTGCTTATGTAGGAACCACCCATCTACCTTCCGACATGATCAGACTCCTTAACGTGAAGGCCAGTGACTGGAACCGCTCGGCAGAGGTCATCACAGAGGAGGATGATGCCTACAAGGTACAGTGTAGCCGATTCGGAGTAAGAGGAAACCCAGAGCGACCTGTCGCTGCACTCATCCATAGAAGTAGTGAACGACTCTTGGAGCTATTCACAAGCAAGAGCAATACCGCCACCGTGTCGCTCACCTATGTCGGTATGCCTTCTATCAGTGAAGGTAATATAGATTTGCCCGAAACATTGAAGGACTCCATCATATATATGGCTGGCTATCTTACTTGCATCAGTCTTGGCGATACCGACACCGCAAGCGGATTTCTCGGAGTGGCCAGAAAACTGGCGCATATTGTTGAACCTACGACAACATAAATTATGGCAAAGAAGAAAGAAGAAACCAAACTGCTATCATTGAGCAGGGTGCTTGACAAGGAAGAACTGGACAGCGTGAAAGCATCCAAGAACCGATTTGACAAGCCATACGAGCGTGCCTTCTCTATCTTGCTGGAGGCCCAACGATACTATAACAACATGGATAACTTCCGAAAGCGAAGACTGAGAAATAAGCGATACTGCTATGGGGACCAGTGGGGCGATACCATTACGTTCAAAAACAAGTGTGGTTTCAAAAAACGTATCAAGGAGGAAGACTATATCCGTGAGCAGGGTAGCGAGCCGTTGAAGAGTAACCTTATCAGAAGATTGGTGAAAAACGTGCTGGGAGTATATCGCTCACAGAGCAAGGAGCCAACGTGTAACGCAAGAGATAAGGACGAGAAGCGATATGGCGAGACCATGAGCGTGGTGCTGCAATGCAACCGACAACTGAACCGAGAGTCGGAGCTGGATGCCCGAACCATGGAAGAGTTTCTGATAAGCGGTGCTGCTATCTATAAGAAAAAGTATGGATGGCGAAGAGGTAGGTTGGATTGCTGGACTGACTACGTGAACCCGAACAATTTCTTCATAGACAACAATATGAGGGATTTCCGTGGTTGGGACGTAAGTTGCTTGGGTGAGGTGCATGACATTACCATCGGCAATGTGCTGCGAGAGTTTGCCAAGTCTCCTGCTGAAGCTCGTAAGTTGAAGGAAATATACAGACTGGCAGCTAACCGTGATTTCGTGATTGCAGACTGCACCCAGCGATTCGGTGAGTTCGACCCTAAGACCATCGATTTCATGAATCCTGCCAACCCTTCGCTCTGCCGAGTGATTGAGGTTTGGCGCAAGGAAAGCAAGCCAAGATACCGATGCCACGACTATAACAATGGCGATGATTTCAAGATAGACATTGAAGACAAGGCTGACATTGTAGATGCCGAGAATGCTGACCGAATACAGAGAGGAATGGCCGCTGGCATGCAGGAGGAGGATATTCCTCTGATTGATGCAGAGTGGTTTATGGATGATTACTGGCATTTCTATTACCTTTCCCCATTCGGTGATATACTGAGAGAGGGCGAGACCCCTTATGCACACGGCGAGCATCCTTACTGCTTTAAATTCTATCCATTCATAGACGGAGAGATTCACAGCTTCGTGGAAGATGTGATTGACCAACAGAGATACGTGAACCGACTTATCACGATGTATGACTTCATTATGAGGGCGAGTGCCAAGGGCGTGCTGCTCTGTCCTGATGACTGTCTGCCTGACGATATGAGTTGGGACGATTTCTGCGATGAGTGGAGTAGGTTTAACGGAGTGGTGAGATACAAGCCCAACACAAGCGGTCAGGTTCCTCAGCAAGTGGCCAACAACTCTACGAACATAGGCATAGGTGATTTGCTCAGCTATCAGTTGAAGTTCTTTGAGGATATATCAGGAGTGACGGGAGCGTTGCAAGGAAAACCAGGAGCATCAGGAACGAGCGGTTCGCTCTATGCCCAGCAGACACAGAACGCCACCATGTCGCTGCTTGATATATTGGAAAGTTTCAGTCAGTTTGTCATTGACGGTGCGTACAAGACAGTGAAGAACATGCAGCAGTACTATGACGTGGCCCGCAACTTCAATATTGTAGGCAGGGCAGGGCAAATAGTGCGCTACGATCCTAAGAAGATACGAGACGTTGAGTTCGACATCAATATCACAGAAAGCACGGCTACACCAGTATATAGACAGATGGCCAACGAGTTCCTTATGACCTTGTGGCAAAATCAGGCTATCACGTTGGAGCAGTTGTTGCAAGTAGGAGATTTCCCATTTGGCGAGGAGCTATTGCAATCGGTGGCATCCAACCAGCAAGCCATTCAGAATGGCGAGACTCCACAAGGATTCTCACCTCAGTTGCAAGCACAAGTGGCTCAGGTATCACAGAGCAATCCGAAGGCCCAGGCGATGCTACAGCAGATGATGAGCGGTCAGGGAGTGAGTCCTGACGGACAGACCCCACCGCTTGCAGCTTAATTCAGTTATTCATTAAATAGATAAATAGTATGATAGCAGACAAACCAAGCGACAACGAATGGTATGGCAACGGAAACCCCGATACAAGCCAAGGCAGCAATCCCAATAACGGAATAGCTACGGAGACCCAAGGCAGGGAAACTAAGCCCGAACTTTACGAGAACGATGTATTCGGCAAGGTGTCGAAACGCAAGAAGAACGACATCTGGGCGAGGGGCAAAGAGAAACGAACCAGATTTAAGGACGAATAAAGAAAGGAGGTGTTTTTATCGTAACTGTATTTGTCTGACACTCAGATAGCTACAGAGATATTTATGAGTTTATGGTGCTGTGTTAAAGATATTCCTATCTTTGCAGCATCATAAACTTTTAAATTTTACAGGTATGAATTTCGTAGAGTTTGTCGAAAAGTATCAACAGGATATGACTCCTGAACAGATGTTGAGTATAGCCAAGGCTATCGGTAAGTATCTCTCGTGCAAGTTGAGCGATGCAGAGGTGCATCATCTATGTGCGATGGTGCATGGCGTATTGAGTGAAGAGCATTTTGACAAGTACTTTGCCGATGATGCTATCAGTAAGATGTGGTATGAGGACGCAGACGGAACCAGGCACATGGCACCTTTCTTTACGGACGAAGAGATAAAGGAGGTCTTCGATAAACACAAGGATGACATATCAGACTATACCATCCATGACTTGGCGGTAACCATGAATTTGCTGAGGAGTGACCATCATGTTCTGCTGGAGCGATATAGTAAGGATGCAGAGGAGTTGAAAGAAATGGTGGTGTTGATGGCAATAGAATACCTCCAAGACCCTGACAGTCTGTACAAAACGAGCAAGATATGGCACAACATTAACGGATAAGATGATGAATTGGAAGACATAACTTATCTTTGCGTATTATTAATATCTTATAAAAGATAAGTTATGACTCCAAATGTACGTGAAGGATTGCAATATGGTGCAGCTATAGGAATGCTTATGAGCGGTGTTGTGCTCACCTTCCTATCATTCTTTCTCAACAATTATGTAGTGTCGGAAGGCGTGCTGTGGTACGTCAGTCAGACGCTGGTTTACTCAGGAGCGATATTCGGAGTAAACGTTTATTTCAAGACCAAGTTGGGCAACTTTGAGAGCAAAGTAAAAGGAGAACTTGCAAGTATGATAAAACAAGTGAAGGAGGGTAAGTAATGAAGGTAACAAGAGAACAGGTTTTGGCTATCATGCCGAATGCCAAGGGCAGGGTGGATGCTTTTCTTCCCTACATCAATGGTTATGCAGAGGTTTTTCATATTGATACTGCCCAGCGAATGGCCCACTTCTTAGCTCAGATAGCACATGAGAGTGGCGAACTGAGATACACCAAGGAACTCGGCAACAAAAACTACTTTCGCAAGTATGATGTCGGGAAGTTGAAGAACATGCTTGGCAACCTGAAAGATGGAGACGGTTACAAGTATCGGGGTAGAGGATTGATTCAGATCACTGGTAGAGCCAACTATCAGGCTTTTCAGAACAGCAAATATTGCTCAGATGATATTATGGAAAACCCCAAGCTGTTAGAGCTTCCCCTGTTGGCAACCAAGAGTGCGATGTGGTGGTGGTGGAAACACGGTCTAAACAAACTGGCCGACAGTGATTGTATTGTGGCTATCACCAAGACTATCAATGGAGGGACCAACGGACTGGAATCAAGACGAAAGTTCCTTGCAAGAGCAAAGAAGGTTTTTAAAGTTTAGTCTATGAAGACAAAGTGGTATGATTGGCAAGTAGCACCCTACGTGATAAGCCTTTTGTTAGTGGTGTTTCTTCTGTCGGGATGCAAAACGAAGTACATTCCGATAGAAAAAATTGTATATCAGAATGCGATAAAGCACGATACGCTGCATACTTCTGACAGCGTTTTCGTGCGTGATTCTATATATTTCAGACAAAAGGGAGATACGTGTTATCTTGACCGATGGCATGAGAAAACTATCTTCAAGAATGTGTATATGGTTAAGGTAGACTCCTTCCTGAAAAGAGATTCCATCCCAGTGCCCTATCCTGTAGAGAAGGAGTTATCCAAGTGGGAGCAGTTTCAGTTGAAGTATGCAGTGTGGTCGTTTGGCGCACTCTGCATGCTGCTTATCATATTAGGTTATAAACTCTATAAAAAGATAAAGAATGGCAGATTTCACATTGACAATCAAGAAAAATGACATCTATGAAGAGGTGGCGAAGACCACTGCCTACATAGGCAAGAAGGCAACCGTAGAGGATGGCAAATCGGCTTTTGATCAGATATTCGTGACGGAAGCAGACTTGGCGATGATAGAGCGGTTCTTCAACGAGTCGTTGGATGCGCTAAGAAATGTTCTGAAACGATTTATCTCAGGAGGCTCAGGAGTAGACGGGACCATCAACTGGGAACTCGAGATGCCCAGCAGATTCGATGGCAACCTACTCAGTTCCATCAACTCGTCAGCCAACTCGTTCTTGGTAAACAGCATTATCGGGAAATGGTGCGAGATAGCCGCAAACGACAAGGCAAAGGAATATGCAGATAACGCTGCTGCATTATTGCTCGACATTAAGGATAAAGCGTTTTTCAAAAAGAAACCGACACGAACAAAAATATCATAGTATGGCAAGAAAGAGTTTAACGATTACGTTGTATATGAGTGAACTCATTTACGACTTTCAGAATAAGGCGTTCCTTACAGGACGCAGTAGAAGAGCAGCCAGTATGGATGCTGAGGCGGCAAGTAATATCCAGGCGAGCGATGATGACGAAGACAAGAACCAGGCATTGCGTAGCATTCAGAATGCGTACAGCCAACTGCTTGTTGAGTTGAGCGAGTCAGTTCAAACAGACACAGGTACTACTGCGTCTAACGAGTTGATAAGTGGCGATACCAATATCACCATCAACCTCTCCCTTCCATCAAACTATCCACTCGCCTTGAAGGATGCGCTTACCAGTTCCATCCATGACTACATTATCAACAAAGCCTTGATGGACTGGTTCATCATTACCAACCCCGACGAGTCGAATACTTATTCAGAACTGTCGATAGCTGCTATCAAGAATCTGCATGAGACCTTTAACAGACGTGAGAGACCCAGCAGGACAGCTCCCAACGTATAAGGAAGGAGGTCATCATGAAAGAATGCAGAGTATGCAACCTTGGGTACAAGGTGATGATAGAGCTTCAGAAGAAGGAGTTGATTTTTGACATCAAGAATACGGCTGCCGTTTATGCTGATTCCATCTCCAGTTCTGTAGAGGATTCCCATTCTATCCACAACATCTACGATGTGGGCGAGGATGGCAACAGAGATAAGTTGGCAAGGATTCTTGACTCAGCAGTAGAAGACTGCAACGAAATGCTTTTCAGATATACCAAGATGGAAATGCTTGGTGGCGGCTTCGATTCCAATGAGTGGGAAGAATGTATAGGTTCGCCTACAAACGAGGAAGAAGCCTACTATTTGGCGATGAGAATACCGCAGGGTTTCTCTAAGACGAGCGTACATACCATGACGGTATATATTCATGACTACATAGTAAATCAATGCCTATACGAGTGGTTGACGATTGTTTATCCCGATGGTGCTGACAGATTCCTGGCACTTGCAGAGGAGAAGAAACAGAAGATCAAGAGCGCAAGCAACAGGTCGGCTGGCAGGGCAAGAATTGCTTTGCATCCATTTTAAGGTTTTTGATTAAGATAAAGCAAGGGTAGCTATCCATCACGGACTGCTACCCTTTATCTATAAACATAGTGAAAAAAGAAAATTACTTATCTAAGTTTGTTCTGTAATCTCTCCTGAAACGCAGTTGACAAACCGCTTATAGATTCGTTGGGGGCAAGTTTGCCAATGAGCGCAATCCTGAAATATTTGTATGGAGAGCCTACAAGGCTTCTGAGAAATATATCAACAGAAGAACTAATGTAATACCAATTAACAAGGTCGTTACTCCCGAACAGAACCATGCCGCATTTCCCTGCCTGGATGCTGCTGAAATATCCTCTTGCGATGCAATCGAACATAGTCTTATATACCTCTTGCCCAAGCGTTAAAGGACGGCTGCAAAGAAAGAACGGAACACTTTCCGTTGGTTCCTTCACGTACACATCAATAATTTTTCCAGCTTTGTCTGTAGCGTATGCCTCAGGATATATATTCACTCGCTTGTTGAAGACATTGTGCATGGTACCCCACATCTTGCTCTTCAAAGAGTAGACGTAAGCATAAGTGTAGTACGGATTGAAGACGATGATACGGCTATCGTAATAGTCGTAAATCATATCTGCCTTTTCGAGATACTTACGGAAACGGACATACTTCACGTCTGACTCGGGAATTTTACCTGTCGCAAGGAGTTTATTCGGATAGGTCTTATCCTTTGTTGAATGAGAATAAATGGATAGAAAATCGAAAGGATAATCATCCAGTGCGTCTGTTATACATACAGACTCTCTTCCCTGCTGCATCATGATGCCTCTTTCGGTAGGATAGAGGACAGCATCATCTATCTGTAAAATGCCTTTAGGGTTGGAGCAGACATTTCGGTTGGCAGGCTGACGAGCCGCATAGGTTCCTTCTTCTCCAAGCATCAGTACCCAAACACCTTCATCGGTAAAAGCGTATAGAGGAGCTTCACCGAACTGCCCTTCGCTGATTGGTCGGGTGTTGGCGGCAAGTGCAAAGATAGCAGAAGAACCTACCTGAACACTATTCTTGGCAGGGAAAATTAGAGGATTCTCAGCTTCGCTGACCTTGATTAGAGAATGGCTGATGTATGTAGTATAGTCTTTTCCTACTTTATTATAACTATTGGTGAACTCGGATTGGGAACTATCCTCAAAGACATTCGTTTTCGTATTTCGTACATTGCTCCACTTCTTTATGGTTGTCGTAACACTTCCTGTCGTATGAACGTAGTCTTGCAATTTATAATAATAACGAGACATGAAAATCGGCAAGTTTTTATCGTCAGGGAGAATAAAAGTTTTGTCTGTAGGCTCTGTCTTGCTTGAATTTGTTTCATCCTGTCTATCTCCAAAGCCATCATCCCGAGCAGATCCGTCCCCAGGAACAGGTTCTGTTCTTCTATTATCTCCAAGATTCACATAGTACGACATACCCATTGTGTCGGATTGGTGCAATGTCAACGTTTTCTTAAAGTAGGTATTATCAAATGTATTATGGATGAACAAGGTCATCTTTGTTGCATTGCTGTCAGGATAAGCTATGATAGGAGATAACGGGTATTGAAGCTTTGTTTTTTCGTATATAACCCTGTCAGTTCCGTTGACCGATATGGTCACTGCAATCACAGCGTCACATATCATACCATTACTACCGTCTAAATCAAGTCGATTGTTCAGATACATTTCATACATGTCCGAAACGCCTTCCTGGAGTTTCGTTTTAATTGAAAAAATTTCCTCAACAAATGTCGAAAAAGCGTTTTGGGTTGTTGCTTTCACGTCACCAATATGCAGTCTGTTGTTGTATGTGTATGCAATCTTACCCCCAAAGGCCTGCTTCTTAAAGTCAGCTAACGGTAGACTTTGATTAGTCTCCATTACCCTTTTTAGCTGCACTGGTTTGCCAAAATCTTCGCTGTCAATGCTTACGCTAAGGAAGAAAGACATATTGTCTATTGTATTATATACCTTTTTTTGTGGCATGAAGTCCATGGCAAAACTATATACATCTTGCGGCATCCCAGTTCTATATATGAAATTAGATGCGCTGTTAATCGTATGAAACGCTTCCTCGGTATTGAGGAAAGATTCAGGTTTAGACAAGAAAACATCAGCCCCAATTATAAGATCCTTTAACTCTTCAGGAATATTGGCATTAACGGTAATCTTGTGCTTGTGTGCGTTAAAGTAAGTTCTAATAACCTTTGTAGAATCACTCCAAATAAACTTGTTGGATATGAATCTTGGTGATAGGATAAATGGCGAACTAATATTTCTATACGTTCCATCGTATATTTTTAAGGCAACGACTCCTATTGTTATGTATTTAAACGTGTATTGGTCTATTTCCTCGATTTTCTTATTGATAAGAGCGTCTATACCAGAGAACACGATCTGTGACACAGACGGGTTCTTCGCATTACCACTGGGGTTAGCAAAATGTCCGTTTTCCGCCCATATTGCATCCCAGTCTTGCGAAAAGTTACACGACACCTTAAAACTATCAACAGTTCTTCGACCTTCATCTACCGACATTTGGTCCGTAATTGTAATGTCGTATTGGAACAGAGAATCATCAAAAATATTATATTCTCCGTTTTTCCAGTATACGTATTTAGTAGAGTTGTCTCCTACAAAGCATAAGATATTCCCTACAGCAGTAACAGAGTTAACCTTGAAGTCCCCAAGGTCTAACTTGTGCTTGGTCCCATCTCCTCCCTTTTCAGTCCAGTACCATGAATAAGGTGAACCATTAGTGCAATTCACGATGTAGTGTGAGTGGTTTTCGTTTTCATGCTCCGCCTTATGTACGTACCTGATAGAGCAAGTGCCGTTAGGCAGCGTGATGTTTGGCTCGGCCACTACAGGCTGGTGGATAGGGTGGAGTGCCCCATCCTCATTGATGAGGTTGAGGCAGGTTGCCAACTCGCCATTCTGACAATTATAGTCGGATGGAGAGTTGGTGAGTCCTTTGAATATTACATCTTGTCTTGTCGCCATGTGCTCGAATTTAAGTTTGGTCGCATGATTTCGTAGTATGGCTCGCCTTTTTGTGACTTGCGTGGGATGCAAGTAAGGCGAACCATTCTGTTGAGCGGAAGATTGTACTCGTCAAGGATGGCGGTGACGGAAGGACGGTCACTTCGGAATCCCACCTTCTTATGCTCCTGATTGAATTGAAGCTGAGTGAAGGCGGTGTTTGCCTTACAAAGTTCTTCCCAGTCCTCACGCATACAGAATCCGTATGTTCTTCTGTTCGATAACCTGAACACGAAGACGGAGTGATCTGTACGCTCCTTCTGCATGATACGTCTGTATACACCCTTAGAGAGCGTGACAGAGTTTGCTCTTCCGTCCAGTATCACAAAGTAGTTGTGATACCTGAACCCTAAGACTTTAACTATTAAATGCTTGAATTTCATAGCGCAAATATAATAAGTAAATTGATAAGATATTTATTATCCGTTAACTTTATATCCGACACTACTTGTTGGCCAGCTCCTTCGCCTCTTCAAGTGAAACAGGCTTTCCGCTAAGAGGAATACGGAAGTCGAACTTAGAACGGAAAGAGTAGTAGCCTACGAAATCGAAGCTCTGTTTCATGCGCTTGTCTGTAGTGATGTACTTCTTATAAGCCTCCACTTCCTTTTTAGAGCGATAGATGGTAGAGTTGACGAAGTAAGAACAGGTTCCCTTGTTTGCTATAACTGCAATAAAGAACTGTTTGCCAAGGAACTTTTCCTTGATACGCTGGATAATTGAGATTTTCTTTGTATTCATATTAAATTTGATTGATTGTTATGATACTATTCTATAGCGCAAGATACGATGCAATCTTCTGTGTTGATACCTCGATAGTATTCACATCGCTGGCAAGCAAGGCTGCCAACCATAAGGGCCTCATTGGTGTATCTGCCTTGAATACCGAATGGGCATGGAGTGGTGTACTCGAAGTGGCCACCAACAAATTCGTTGAGATTATATTTTGGGTATTTCATTTTGTTTCGTCTGGTATGTAAATGTTTTGTTTAATATACATTTGTCTGTGGTATTTAAATGTTCCAGCACAACTTCTACCACATGACTTTGGCTCAGGGCAGAATCCTCTGTAAACGCATTGAGGAACGCAAGCGGATGCAAGATAAGGCTCTATTATAGCCAACTCGTCAATCACCTTATACCATACCTCTCTTGTTTCCTTGGATGCCTTGTTGCATAGTCTCAGCTTCGAGATATTGATAATCTCCTGGGCGTTGAGGGATAGTTGCAAGTTGACCAAATCATCCTGCCGCATATCGTGGCGAGATACCTTGGAACCAGTAATATCTGGTCTTGATGTAGAAACGAATGGCTGGGCATGAACGTGGCGAACAAAGTGATTGCTCACCCAGTATGGTATGCCATACATCTTAATATCGAACTCCAACTCTCTGAGCGGTGAATGCTCGCTGAGAATCATTTGTTTCTTGAACTCATCGCTTGGCTCATGTCCTAACGATTTCTTGCCTTGTGTGAACCGAGCAGCATCAACGACACGTTGCCAGTCGGTGACTTTTGTGATTTCTATTTTCATAAGTTACTTCTTAATATACTATTCTTCTTTAAGCTCTACATCATCACCAAGAACATCATTGATTTTCTTTTCGATAAACTCATCAGAAGTATTCTCCTTTATTAGAGCATCAATGTTTGGTATCTCTGCATCAACTTTGTCTTCTGCCATTTTTGAGGTAAGCATACCAATTACTAATTTCGCCCAAGGACTATTAGCTATATCTGCCAATGCTTCCTTTTGAAGCTCATAGGCTTTCTTCAACTCTCCGTTATCACGGAAATATCTGAGTACTTCCGTCAATGCAGCAACAAAGTTTTTATCTGCCATCTGATCACCCTTTGCTTCTTCCAGTTTAATTATTAGGAAGAGTAAAGATGAATGTAAATCTGTTTTGTTCATAAGCTATAATTATTTAAGTTCTACTGGCTCATCATCCCAGCTTAATTCTCTTCCGATGAGCTTCTTAATGCTGCCTTTGGGAAGTTCAATGTATTCGTACACTCTATCTTGGTATTCACAAATTGCTGGCAGCCATCGATGATAAAATCTTTCTGGCATTGCCTCATAGATGTATTCGTCACCATTCCAATTAACTGCTACCCATGCCATAACTATTCCTCCAACTTTGGACTCCAGTATTTTGTCCCACAGTAATCTTCACCACATAGCTGTCTACTATTCTGATACTGACAATTAGAACAACTTCTCTCGCTTGGATTCCACAGCATGAAATAAATTGCATCATGAAAACCTTGGTCATATACCTCTTGTTCAAATGCGTCAAAATTTTCCTTATAAGCTCCTTCTTCTTTTGCTTGTTGAATTATTTCATTTATTTTTTCATCAATTTCCATAACTATTCCTCCTCTTTCAAATAAGGACAAACAACTACCTTTCGATAGTACTTACACTTATCCTTGTAATCACAAATATCACAAAAACACCAAGCCATATTATTCCTCAACTTTTACGCCAAAAGGACCTCCATCGGCAAAAACAAATCTATCGAAAACCTCTTCAAAAGATATAACAACAGTTGGCGAATCGTACGAAACACCAGTAGTAGCCACCTTTGTGATACTATCTCTTATATTATTAAACCTATCATACGTATATCCAAACGGTTGATGCTTCAGCATTTCAGTCCAACACTCTTCTGCATTCTTGAATGGGCGATATTTTGGCTCTGGTTTGATTCGGTAGTCTTGTGGATTCATTTCGTTACAGATTTCTAATACTCTATACCATTTATCTTCTTCACGGCATTCTATTTCTTTTCCATCTGCAAATGCTTGCAAAATAGGCAAAAATGATTTAATTTCTTTTCTATTCATAGTTAGTCCTTTCTGTTACGGTTTTTGAAATGCAATGCTAAAGCGCAAAATGATAATAGTATCACTAATAATTGTCCTGCTTCCATATTATATTTGTTTTATTGTTTATTTTCTGTCTTTTAGTTTTTTCTTTACTCATTATAAATCTAAAATTCATAAACAAACACAAATGGGTTACTTGCCCATGTACCTTTTCCCGAAATCTTATCAATGAGTATAGCGAATGGTTTTCTTGGCGTGCTATAGGTTGCAGATTCATCTGTGATGCTATAGAAGTGCGCCTTGTTTATTTTACTCTCAAAATCAACAATACCTTCTGCAAGACAGTCTTCATCGCTGATGTCCTGCAATCGTTCTATTCTCACATTAGTTATATGAATGTGATAAGGCATGATGTCCGCTTTAACAAACATTTTGTTTTTGCAATCTTTCTCGTATTTAATACACTCTAATGGCATCCCATGAATGCCACAAAGGCGATAGAACTCATCATTGTCTGCAAGGTCTATGTATCTTTGCGCAATAGCTATATTTTCTCCAACCTTGTATGGTGAATGTTCCAAGGCATAATCAAGCATTTCTTTCAGTTCTTCACCCTCTGCTTTATAAAGTCGGTCTTTACAAGATTTCTTCCAATCAGCAATATCTTCCTTTTCCCATCCTTCATACGTATTAAGACGTTCGAAAAGCATCGTTGGGTTCAGAATGCGTCTTGTTTGAGTCTTTCTTCTTTCAAGTACAGCCTCCGTAAGACCGTATTTATCGTTAAACATAATTTTCTTCATATTATCTTCTTTTTACCCTCTCCTCTAAAAGGGAGAGGGTGGTTAGTTACTCAGTTACTTCAACGAATTCTCCGTTTTTGAGTTGATACCAAGTATCAGCCTTGATATTATTTCCGTCAACGTACTCTGTCTTAACGCACACAGGGACATAACGGTTCTTCTCATCATTCCATTTCCATTCTGCCAGCGTTATCCATGAGCCTACCTTTGCTTTTGCTCTGGAACTACTGCCAGCACACATGATAACAGAATCTTCTCCAGTGCTATCAATCTGAGCAGAGTCGCCTGATGAGCCAATCTTAGCATAGTCGCCTGATGAGCCA